GCATCGGCATCGGCAGCGGCATCGGCATAGGCAGCGGCAGCGGCAGCGGCATAGGCAGCGGCATAGGCAGCGGCAGCGGCAGCGGCATCGGCAGCGGCATAGGCATCGGCATAGGCAGCGGCAGCGGCATCGGCAGCGGCATAGGCATCGGCATAGGCAGCGGCAGCGGCAGCGGCAGCGGCATCGGCAGCGGCAGCGGCATCGGCAGCGGCAGCGGCATCGGCAGCGGCATCGGCATCACGCGCCACCGTCCTCGCCTCTATCGCAGCGTCGCGAGTGCCTTCCTTCTCACAGCGATCAGCCGCCGCAAGCAATTTGGCTTTGTGGTTGCTGTCAGGATGAATTGACGCCGCAGCGCGCAGTGCGACAGGTGCCGCCTTGCGAATGGAAAGCTCCACAACGCGGCGAACGAATTCCTTATCGTCCAACACATCGCGGCTACCGAGTTGCGCCACAGCGAGCCTGCGGAGACCTTTGGCGCGAGCAGTATCGGATGACCACCGGCTGTCGTTGAGGCGGATTTTCAGCGACCGCAAGGCGCGGGAAACACACTGAGGATCATCGCCGTGTGGCAAACCCATCGCGTAACAGACAGCGGCCTCTACGCACATCTGTCCAGGAACCGGCCTGCCGACGCCATTTACGAGGCCAGCATCGACGACTTCCAGAACCTTCACTGCAATGTCTTTGGTGATTTCCATTTCGTCCCGTCCTCATCGTTTCGGCAGATCGGCTTGCGCTGAGTGCCGTTTGTTCGATGAGTGGACATTGCCAGATGGCAAACTATTTGACAATAGGCAAAATGCCACTTGGCAAAAAATTATCCGCGTGGCAAAAGAAAAGCGCCGGCGGGATGATCCGTTGGCCAGAATTGAGCGGCGACCGGGTGCAATTCCCGTGCAGGTGAAGCCGCAGGCGCGGGAAGCGAGAGTCCTACTGTGCTGCCTGAAAATGAGGACGAATTGCCGAGAGGCGTTCTGCCAAGCGACCGACCGATCGACGGTTCAAGTCGCAGGCATGGTTTCCCCGGCCTTGTGGTGAAAGCCATGGGGTAGGGGGAAGCTGTGCCTTGCTCCCTCTCTCACTCGGGTTCAAAACCAAAGGTCAGGAAGAACGGAGACAGAGTGGGATGGAAATGCTGGAGTATCTGAAAACGCAACTTCACAGAATGAATGCAGACCATCGCGCGCTCGTGGATCGCGTTGCCAAACTTCCCGCTGGATCGGAGCCAACCAGAATGGAGGAAGAGCGGCTGTCGCAACTCTACCTATGGCTGCATATGGAAAGCGGGTCCGTGAAGCATCGTCGGTTCACATCTTCTCTACCCATCAAGGGGCGCCGGAAGCCTCGATAGCCGGCCGCGCCTTCGGGTCACCTGCATCGGTGGTGCAGTACCCGTCTATAGGTCGAAGTATGTCCTGACTTCAGAAGGAAAGGGGAGCCGTCGGACTATCGATGTGTACGGATCGTGGCTTTCCCGATGACGATGAGCAACCTATCGCAATTACCGCCGGCCACTTTGGTCCATTCGTGCTCTATGAGCGATAGCGCCGCTTCCATCCTGGCAGCATAGTTGGGCTTTTCGCATTCAAAGCGCACTAATCCGAGTTTCTTGAACCGCGCGTTTGTGATGCCGTGGCCCTTGGCCAGCATCTTCATGTCGTGATCGCCAGCGATCAGAATGGCATCATGGGATTCAGCAGCGGCGCAAACAACGGGATCTGGCGTTCCCTTGGCAAGGCCACTGTTGTTGAAACGAATCGCCTCATGACCGCCCCGTTCGAGAACGCCACCAACTGATACCGGAACCCCCTCATCCAGTAAGAATTTCATGCAGCGTTGCGCTTATCCTCGAATGCTATAGCGGCTTCCACATCCGCTCTTTCGAGCGATGGGTATTCTTGCATGATCTGATCGACCGAATACCCAGCGTCAGAAAATTCCTTAATGGCAGACACAGGTACGCGAGTGCCGGCTATGACCGGCCTGTTGCTAACAATCCCTCGAGTGCGCTCGATATGGCCGATTTCGTCACTGCCGCGCTTGTTCATTTCGCGAATGCGTTCTCGCATCCCCCCGACAACAATTTTCAGAGGAATTTGTAAGACTTCCTGCCCGGAACCGGCCTGATGACGGGTTTCGTCGTCGCGTTGAATGACAACGTGCTTGCCCAGCAGATAGAGGGTACTTTTCACCCAGAGGTCATCACCCAGATGTGCAAGGTCGGCCTTCACTTCCCGAAGGTGTTCCATGCCGACGTGAGTGTCATTGCGCAGTTGGTTGAGCACTTTGAGAGAAAGGAGGTCTTTGAACGAATAGAGGCTGGTGTAGGCACCGCTTTCGCCGTCCGAAACGGTTGGCTTGAAAAAGCCATCGCGAGCCCAAGACGCGAGCTGACGCCTAGTCACGCCGGTCAGGCGGGAAGCCTGATCGATCGTGAAAAGCGCAAGTACGTTTTCACTAGCCTCGGTCATGCGAGCATTATAGCGCGCTTGAGGGTTAAGAATATGGCCCGCCTGATCAATTCTTTTGTTGTGTCAAGTCCCCTCATCCCCAAGCCCTCCCCAGAGCTATCTAGACCTTAGCCTCGCCACTGAAACCAGGCGACAACGCGGCCATAGACGCGCACCTCTTCCCGAAGCAATTCATAGTCGGAGTATCGAGGGTTATCGGCCATTACCTTGATTTTGTCCGTCCTTGGCACGAGCTGCAGCCGCTTGATGGTAAGGCCATCACCGTAGTCGCAGGCGTAAATGTCTTCCGGTTGCGGCACATTGTGCGTCATGTCAACGAAGACATAGGAACCAGAAGTTAGGGTGGGCTCCATGGAATCACCCTGTACTGGGATCGAATAGACCTGTGGCATGTTGTGCCATCCAGCTTTGACAGCTGGCGGGAACGACCAATAGCCATTCACGTGGTCGGCATAGATTTGACCATCTCCATTTGTCTCGACCCCTTCCGGGCTGCCTAGGCCTAGGCCTCCGAGCAAATTGAGATTGGCTATATCACCGGATGGGTCCGGTTCGTCGAAATGAACGGTTCGAGCAATCTCAAGATCCGCTGCTGAAAAGTCGTTGCTCAATTCCTCAGGATCGGCATCGAGTGCGCGTGAAATCTTTATCAGATGTTCCAGGCTAAGGGCCCTTGAACCGGATTCGATGCGAGAAAGATGGCTCGTCGAGATGCCTGTCTTCTCGGCCATTTGCTCGATCGTAATGTCCTTCGAGCGGCGGACTTCGCGGATTCGGTTTGCCATTGGCAGGTTATTCGCCATTTGGCAAAAACATGCCACCGCCAGTTGGCAAATTGCCAATTGACAAGTTATTTGCCATGTGGCAAGCATGGCTTATGACGCTCGAACAGTACCTCGCTGAACGCAAAATCAAACCATCGGTTTTCGCCGCTGAGATCGGCGTAGCTGCTTCGACCATTACTCGGGTTATGAGCGGTGAGAGGTCTCCTGGTCTCGAATTGCTGACGTTGATCCGGGACAAGACTGGCGGCTCCGTCACGCCGAACGACTTCCTCCCTCCCTTTGAAGAAGCCGCTCCAGCACCGGAGCAGGCGGCACAAGGGGAGGCGGCGTAATGGCCGATCGTTCCCTCCCGAAATTCGAGAAGTACGTCCGTTACGATCCGGCAACTGGTTACTTTTACTGGTTGAAGTCCGAGGGGAAACGGATCGCTGGTGAGCGTGCAGATCATCTCAATCCTCAGGGGTACTGGCGTCTTCATATCGAAGGCCGCTGGCATCAAGGGCACCGTGTCGCTTGGTACATGATGACAGGCGAATGGCCTGCGGTGATGGTCGATCATCGCAATCTTTGCCGATCGGACAACCGTTGGGACAACTTGCGTCTGGCGACCAACTCGCAAAATCAGATGAACAGGGCCAATCAGACCGACCTCCCAAAAGGTGTGACCTTTCACAGGGGCGTTGGAAAGTTTCAGGCTCAAATCAAGAGAGACGGCAAGAGCCATTACCTCGGCCTCTTTGACACGGCTTCTGCTGCGCACATCGCGTACTGCGAAAAGGCTGCGGAACTCTTCGGTGAATTCGCGAGGGCTGCATGATCCGCACCAAGTCTCCCGAGGAAGCCGGCCTCGCACTCGCGCTCATCCAGATCGACGGCGGCACACAGTCTCGCGCCAACGTCAATGATCAGGTCGTCAACGAATACGCCGAAGCCATCCAGGCCGGCGCGACATTTCCTCCAATCGTGGTGTTCTACGATGGCAAGAAGCACTGGCTGGCCGACGGCTTCCATCGTTTCCATGCTTACCGGAAACTCGGCCGCGAGAAGGTCGCCGCCGATATCCGGCAGGGCACGCGCCGCGATGCGATCCTGCACAGCGTCGGCGCCAATGAGATGCATGGTCTGAGGCGGACCCGCGACGACAAGCGCCGGGCGGTCGAAACGCTTCTGAATGACCCGGAATGGTCGGCGTGGTCGGACAACGACATTCGCCAGAAGTGCCACGTCAGCTTGGCATTCGTGCAGAAGCAGCGACAGGAAGTCACTTACCGCGCGGTAAGTGAGAAACCCAGGCCAGCACCGCCTCCTCCAGTGCCAGCCGCTGTTCAGGATCGATTCGAAAAGATCGAAGCGGCAGGCGGAACGCCTCGTTTCTACAAAAACAAGCACGGCAAAGTCGGCGTCATGAACGTCGCCGGTATCAACGCCGGTCGCAAGAATGCACGAGAGGCCCTCGTAAACGATGAGCCATCCCCGGAGGCAGGTCCGCAAGCCGAAGCCTTCCAAAGCCAGGGTACAGGTGCCGGGACGCTTGCGGATCGTGAGGGCCGCCACGAAGGGGAGGCAGCTTCGGTCGACCTCCCCACCATTTCCCCGCGCAACATCTTCGACGAGCTTGTCAGACTCTGGAAAGAAGCCGACGCCGGCGTCCGCCAAGACTTCAAGGCCTACATCACGGGCAGCGAGGCCGTCGCCAAACTCAATCTCAGGCAAGAGAGCAATCCAGCCCCTGGCACGGGAGGCGACGATGTAGACCGCAGCGCAGAGCGCGCCAGCAGCGCCGTGGAAGTCGGCGCAACCAATTCGCCCGATGGGGCACAAGCATCCTTGGCAAATGGGCCATGTGAGGCGGTATCCGAAAGGACCGCAAATCTGGTCGGCCCGGCAACGGGTTCGGCTGAGGCTGGAGTATCGGGGCAACCTGAGGTGATCCCAGCTCTGACCGGGCAGTTCCCCGGCACAAACGTCAGTGGCCCCGAAAGGGCAGGCGTGACAGCCGGAGAGACGGCACTCACTTCCCAATCGACTGCCCCCGCAGTCGAGGCCGTGGCTGGTAACCCCCAAGCCCCCCGTGATCCAGCCACGGCCGAAGTTTCCAATCCGCAAGAGCCAAACTCCTCCCCGGTGATCGCGGATAGCCCGGTGCTGACCTTCTCCCCAGCATCGGGCACCACTTTCGAAAATCCACGCTGCTTGCAGCCATACACCTGTCATCTGTCTCATAGCCGGGATGCCTGCCACGACTGTCTGATGGCTTGGTCGCGGCGTCCGAAAACCGAGCAAATCCGTCTGTGGGCGGAAGCGAATGAAGCTGCGAGGGCGGCATGAAACCCAATCACGTCACCGAAGCCATGCGGGCCGAAATGAAGCGGCTCCGTAATGAGGGCGCCTCCTTCACTGGAATAGGCAAGAAGTTCGGCTTCACGGGCAGCACGGTCCGTTGCGCCATCGATCCGGTCTATGCGGAGCATCGACGCGAACGCGTCAACTTCAACCGCGACCGCGCCCGCGGCTACATCATTGTGCCGCCGGTGAGGGAAAAGCCCGAGGAGCGCATTCAGGAACGCGATCCTATCGCGCTCACCGAGACCTATTCGATCAGGCCCTACGCAATGCGCGTTCCGAACCGGACGGCGCTCGGCACCAATTTCCTGACTGAAAAGGCCGAGTGTCATTGGGTCTCGCTGCCTCGCTTGAGCATCCAGGGGAGGGCGGCATAGATGCGCTGGTTCCTTCGGAGATTGTTTCCACCGCACCTGCCAAAGCCAAAGCAGAAGTATGTCGGCTTCGTTCATGGGATTTCTCACGTCACTGATGAGGACGGTGTCGAGCGCTATCGCCATGATGGCTACTGGATTTTGACCGAGTTAGCCGGACAACGTTCGGCATCAAAGATCGGCACCGCTGGCAATTCCCCATACGCCCTCCATCGCTTTGCAATGGTTGAGGTTTGGCTTGCTGGCGGTCCGGTTCCTCCACTCGGCTATTCCGATGGACCAACCAGCCCAAAACCGAAGCCTCGCAAGCCTCTCCCCACACCGAAGGTCGAAGGGAATGTGGTTCATTTGCCCAGGAAGTCCGCATGACCCTCTCCAAAACCGCAGCCGAACTGATCCGCACCGATCCTGCACTGGCGAATGAAGTTGTCAGGCAGCTGGCGCCAAGCACCGGTGGGATGACGGATCGTCAGGTCGACGCGTTGGAGTTCATCAAGCGGTACGTGCGCGGCCACGACGGAAGGACGCCGACCTTCGACGAGATCAAGGACGGCATCGGTCTCAACTCAAAGGCTGGCGTTCATCGGCTCGTCGTGGCTCTCGCCGAGCGCGGTTTTATCGATCGCGTCCCAGGCAAAGCACGCTCCATCGTTCTGAAGGTGTCGATATGATCTCGACCTTTGCCGATCTCATCTTCGCTCTTCTACCGTTCGCAACGGGCATGGTCGGCTATGCCTTGGGCCGGGCCGCTTCTGGCAATTGCATCCGCGATGCTGAGGTCTCTTCGACCGCTCCCCAGTCCATTGAAGACGCGGCGCGTCGGGTGGGGGGCTGAGAATGGGCAATTTTCATTCGCCGGCCGAAGCCGGCTCCGTTTCCCAAACAACTCAAGCTGGGTCGAACGCTGTTCTTGGCGGTTCCGTGTTCGATCCATTTGACATTCCCTTCCTTCCACTGTGGCCGGCTTTGCCGACCGTCTACCCGAATTTCTCCGGCCCAGGTTTCGCGTACCGGGGAAACTCTTTCGATGCTCACGACAGTATCGAAGGAGTTGTCCATGAACGTGGAAAAATCAGCCAAGGACTTGGAAAGATCAGCTATGCAGGACGGTGAACTTGCGGCAAGTCTTATGGATGAAGTGATCGGTATTCGCGGTATTCGCGAGCCCGTCAAATCCATGTTGGAGCGTGCCTTTAGCGATTTGCGCAAGCGTAACAATGCGTGGACGAGGCGGCGTGTGCGCGCCGTCTTCAACCAGGAAGCAAACAGGATTGACCACCGTGAAATCGAAGAAATGCGCGCGGGCGTCCAGGCAAGGAAAGAACATGCGGCTTTCAAGCAGGAAACCACCCGTCTTGTTGCGATGGCTCTCCGTCGAGACCCGGATCGCACTGGCGAAGTGGCTGCGGGATCGGGGCGCTGATCTAGCCGAGTGGGTCGTGCCCGAGATGATCGAACATGAAGGAGAGTGACATGGCAAAGCATGCAGAAATGGCGGCCGGAGAAGGCCACAACAGCGGTGTGAGCGACGACAGCAAGCGTGTTCTGTTCTTCATGAACAGGTCCGACTACCACGAGGCGCTTGCGGCGAAGAAGGCCGCTGACGCCAAGATGAAACTGGTCGGCAAGACCATCAAGGCCGATCTCGGCGAATTTGGTCTCAGCCAGATCAAGGACTACGACACGGCACAGACGCCGGAAGGTCAAGCCAGGCTCAAGGCTGAGATCGACGCCAAGATGCAGGCGATGAGTTTCGCGGGCATGCCTGTCGGCACTCAGCTTGATCTGCTCGAAGATCGTGCCCCTGTGGTCGAGCGAGCGGCTCGCGACGGCGAAGAAGCCGGCATGCGCGGCGACACGCTGTCCAATCCCTTCAACGAAGCATCGCCGGAGGGGCAGGCCTATGCCGAGGCATGGCATCGCGGGCAGGGTGCCATTTTCTCGATCCGCCAGATGCGGATCAAGGCGGAGGCAGACGAGTTGATCGCCGGTGCCGATCCATTCGCAGATCAGAGCGACGAGACGGAGTAACGGCGATGAAGGTCTATATCAGCAAGTATGCGCTGAGCACTGGGATCACTGAGATCGAGGGCGAAATCAGTTCGTCGTATCCCGAATATGTCTATGCCAGCGCCCCATATCGGCAGCACTTCAAGCTTGGCATTGATGCCCATCACTCGCGAGAAGATGCTGTCTTCGCCGCAAACACGATGCGGTCGAGGAGAATTTTCTCCCTCAAAAAGCAGCTCGCGCGTCTCGAAAAATTGTCGTTTGCGGGAGGCGAGCATGGCTGAACTGGGCAACTGCGTTTTCTGCCTGAAAACCATCAACGAGGGCGACCTCTATCACCAGGGCGCGGAAGAGATCGCTTGTGAGGATTGCGCGCCGACGTACGCCGACATGCTGGCAGAGCCGGAATCGTTCCGCGACCTCAAAACGGATGAACCGCTGACTGCGGCACAGGCGAGCGCAGCAGTCGATGCTCATCTCGCGGACGGCGGGCAACTCACCGACAAGATGGTTTCGGAGTAAACGCCATGAGCATCCTCCTCAACCTCTTCACCCGCAACTACCCCGATGATGACACTGCCCTCGACGCTGAGTTCGAAGCGGCGGCTGAAAGGCATCTCGCCGGGTTCGATCCGAAATGCCAGCCGACGATCTTGGATCGGTCGGCATCGGTTGTGTCCGATTTCCTATCCCATGCCAGGACCGAAAAGGCTCGGCTGGAAGGCGAGATCGCAGACCGGCAGGAACGGCTGCGGCAGACCAATGTTGCGATCGATGCCTTTGCGCCTGTGCTGATCAGGTTGGAGGAAGGCTATGACGCGGCCGACGACGCCAAGAAATCCTACGAGGCGGCGGTCGAAGCGAAACGCAAACGAGGCGATCGGCACTTCCGCAAGCCCGCACTCCAGGCGGCGGAGTAGGGCGTGTCCATCCATCCCGACTATCAGCAATTCTTGGACGGGCGGGTGACGCTCTGGACGGCAGATTGCTTCGCCGCTCTCGAAGCCATTGAGGCCGACAGCGTGGATTGTGTGGTTTGCAGTCCTCCTTACTACGGGCTCCGCGATTACGGCGTGGACGGTCAGATCGGACTCGAGCCGACGCTCGGAGAACACCTCGACGTTATGGTCCGCGTGTTCGAAGCGGTGAAGCGGGTTCTGAAGCCGACCGGCACCTGCTGGATCAACTACGGCGACTGCTACGCTACCACGCCCAACGGTCGCTCTGCGGCCGACACGAAAGCGACCGGCAACGATGATCGCACATTCCGCGACAAGCCATTTTCGACCATCGGCGGTGTGCTGAAGGCCAAAGACCTTTGCATGATGCCGAACCGCCTCGCCATTGCGCTGCAGGAAGCTGGATGGTGGGTTCGATCAGAGATCGTTTGGGGCAAGACCAACCCCATGCCGGACAGTGCGAAAGATCGCCCTGGAACTTCACACGAGAAAATCTTCCTGCTCTCCAAGTCAGCCCGCTATTGGTACGACGCAGAGGCCGTTCGCTTTGGACTACGGCCTAAGACCCTGACGACCTACGGCACGGTCCGCAACGACGTCGAGGATGATGGTAGCGGCAAAGTAAAGAAGGCGAACATGGCCGCCACAATGCCGGTTCGCCAGTCTCGCAAGGTCAAAGTGCCGGCTGGGTGGGACACAGGCGAAGGAGGGCATGGATCAATCCATCGCGAGGGACGCGGAGACCCTGAATATCTTGAAGTGGCGATTGAAGGACGCAATCTCCGCAACTACGAGCCGGCACCGCTCACCGTGTGGCCAATGGCGACGCAGCCGTTCTCTGACGCTCACTTCGCGACATTCCCGCCGGAACTAGCCGAGCGCTGCATCCTCGCCGGGTGCCCGAAAGGCGGCTTGGTACTCGACCCATTCGGCGGCGCTGGCACAACGGCCCTGGTTGCCCTTCGCCACGGTCGGCACGCTACATTGATCGAACTCAACCCAGAATATGCCGAGATGGCCCGCCGTCGGATCGAAACCGAATGGCGTGTGCCGCAGAAGCCAAAGACAGTCGAATACGGGCCGCTCTTCGGCGGGGAGGCCGCATAGATGACCTCGCACACACTCGCCAGGCAAAGCACCGTCCTCGACATCATCGCCGAATACGACCGCAAAGCCGCTGGTATCGACGAAGCGATCAAGGCATATGATGACGCCTGCACGGCGGTCGAAATGGCCGGCACAATCATGGGCACCTACGTCAATCCGGTTCTGCTGGGCCGGGCCTACGTCCACGCCAACGACATGCGCAAGAACCTCCTGTCGTCAGGCTGGAAGGCGATCTACGGGCGCCTGAACATCGACCGGATCGCCAGCGCCAAGGACAAGAAGCTGTTCGAGCGCACCTTGGCCGACCCGCCGGAACTGACCTTTGACAATGCCAAGGCGACGTTCGGGCCGTACCTTGAGAACCCGCGCGCACATATCCTTCGCGGTCTGGCCGAAACTTTCGCGGACCTCGATCCGGCCTACAAGTCGCACTCCAAGGTCAAGATCGGCGTGAAGGGCCTGCCCAAGCGGGTCATTATCAGCAGCTGGGGCGAATATTCCGGCACCTACGGCAAGGACAAGTTCCGCGACATCGTGAATGCGCTCGCTGCCTATCGTGGCCAGCCTCTCATGGAGTGGGAGGAGTTCAACGCCCTCGCCATCATGCACCGTGCCGGCGGCGATGGAACCCTCGACGGCCGGGAAGTCACCGAGACCGATCGCTACGGCAAGGTGACGGTCATCAAGACGCTTGACCGAGGCATGACCGTCCGCCGCTTCGGCAACGGCAACGCACATGTGTTCTTCGCGCCGGATACGCTCATGGACATCAACCGGGCGCTAGCCGAGTTCTATGGCGATGTGCTGCCGGACGCTGAGGAAGAAGACGCCAAGCCTCGCGCCGGAACGTCCGTCTCCAAAGACCTGCAATTCTACTGGTCCCCGGACAATGTGATCGAACGGGCGCTGGAGTTCGCCGGTCTATACAATCTCCGTGAGTGGCGGAACAACCCGCCCGAGCCGTCTCGCATTCTGGAGCCGTCATGCGGCGCTGGCCGGATCATGGATGCGATCCGCGCCCGTGGACATCGCGTGTTCGGCATCGAGTACCACGCTGGCCGCGCCGCCGAGGCTCGAGCCAAGGGCCACAACGTCCTAACGGCCAACTTCCTCGAACAGCCGGCCAAGCCCGAATTCGACATGGTGGTGATGAACCCGCCCTTCTACGGGCGCCACTACGTCAAACACGTCCGACATGCGCTGGAGTTCCTGAAACCCGGCGGGCAGCTCGTCTCGATCCTGCCCGCTACGGCTCACTACGACCACGGCGAGCTTGAAGGCGAATGGCGTGACCTGCCCGTCGGCAGCTTCGCCGAGGCTGGGACCAACGTGCCGACCGGCCTGCTCAAAATCAGGAGGCCGGCATGACGCAAGTCCAATGGGCTGGCCCGCTCTTCTATCCGCCAGTCGGCATGATCGCCGTCATGGACAGCGGTAGCCGGATCGAAGTCTGGCACGACGAGTCCGAAAGCGCGGATTGCTTCACCGGCCTTCTGCTTATGGACGGGCGCACCCACGACCAGCGCGTCGTCTTCGACCTGAGCTGCATGTGGGTTCGCCAATTCATCGACCATATAGAGGAGCCGACTGACGATGACCTTCGTCTCGGCGGGCTTCCGCGAGAGGAGGGCGCCTGATGCACAAGCTCACCCTCGATCCTTCGACGCAATTCGGTTGGGCCTTGATGCTGGACGATAGCCATTTGCCGGCAGACCAGCAGCGCACGCCAGGTCAGCGTCTTTCCTATGGCACATGGGATTTGACCAAGGATACCGACGGCACGCGCTACAAAGACCGCGCCAGCTACGGCCGGCACTTCATCCGATGCCTCAATGATCTGCTTCGCAAACACGATATCGCTGACGACGAAATCGAGATCGCGCTTGAGGGGGAATCTTACGGTTCACAGCGGAGCGAAGCCGGGCGGCTTATGGCTGCGATGTGGCGAATTGCCCTGGAATTGTGGTGCTCAGGCAAAGGCCGTCCCTATCCGATCATTTGCCCGCCCGATACGTGGCGATCGTCATTCATCCACACGACCAAGGCGCCCAAGGAAGTGGGGGCCGGGCTTGAAGATAACGATCGCTATGCTGCCCGGCGCAAGTGGCTGAAAGATCGGGTCTTGGCCGAATGTCATGCGCCTGGCCGCAACCTCAAGCCGAAAAACGATAACGAGGCTGACGCGCTCGGCATGATGTACTGGCTTGTCCACGACGGGCCAGAAGCTTTGGAGCAAAAGCGGGCCGAGAAGAAGGCCAAGGCATCGGCCAAGCGTGCTCAAAAGAAACTCGATCTGCAGGTGGCAGCGTGAATGTGGCTGTTCGTCCCCATCACCTCGACATCCTCTCCATCTGCACAGGCGGAGCCGGAGTTGATCTCGGCGTCGAGCTGGCAATTCCAGGCGCTCGCTCAGTCTGCATGGTCGAGAGGGAAGCCTTCGCCGTCGCGCACCTGGTTTCAGCGATGGAACAAGGTCTCCTTCATCCGGCTCCTGTGTGGAGCGATGCCCGATCCTTCGACGGCAGACGCTGGCGTGGATGCGTGGACGGCCTCATTGGCGGCATCCCGTGCCAGCCTCATAGCCTTGCCGGAAAGCGCGAAGGCTCCGACGACGAACGCGACCTCTGGTCAACAGCCCGCCGCATCATCGTCCAATCGGGCGTTTGGTTTGTCCTCATCGAAAATGTCTCGGGAATGCTCTCGGCGAAGCCCGGCCTCGATGCGGGCGCGCTACGGGTCAGGCGTGACCTACAGCGATTGGGTTTCGACGTTGAGGGAGGATTGTTCACGGCGGCAGAGGTCGGCGCGAGCCACGAGCCCGAACGCCTCTTCATCCTCGGCGTGGATAACGCCGCGGGCGAACGAGAACGACGAATCGCCAGAGAGTTGGCAGGTGCGGCGAATGCGCATGGCGCCAGCGGATCGACCCGGGGAGACAGGGACACTCACATTGCAGGCGAAGGCGTTTCAGGCGTCGGCCTGGCCGACGCCTACTGCGAACGACTGGAAGGGCAGCGGCCCAACGCTGGAGCGCAAGGACGGCCAGATGCGAGGCGACCGGCTGGACTATGCGACGGAACAGCTTTGGTCGACACCGCGGGCATCGGACGGGGAGAAGGGCGGGCCGAACCAAGCCTTTGGAGCGGGCGGGGTGCCGTTACCAGCGCAGACGGTGCAATGGCCGACGCCGACATCGTTGAGTTTCGGAGACAGCCATCAGCCGGGGAACTCGCGCTCATACAACGAGACGATGCGGTTGGCCTCTTTCCTCCCGGGCCAAGCGACCTCTCCAGTTGGCGACGTACCCTTGAAAGAGCGCCGGAGCTTGAACCCGCTGTTCGTCGAGTGGCTGATGGGCTGGCCTCCCGGTTGGACGTTGGGCGTGTGGATCGACTTCGCATGCTCGGCAACGGAGTTGTCCCGCTTCAAGCAGCGTATGCGATCCGCACTCTCGCAGCTCGCCTTGCCGGCAGAGGCTCCGCCGGCGCAGCTCGCCTTGTTCGGATGATGGAGGTGGCAGAGTGAACGCTCACAGCTACGATTTCGCCCTTCCTCGTGAATCCCCGAACAACATCGAGGCCGAACAGGCTCTGTTGGGTGCGCTGTTTGCCAACAATGATCTCGTGGGATCGTTGGAGTTTCTGCGCCCATCCCATTTTTTCGAACCTCTACACCGCAGAATCTATGACACCTGCATCGAATTGATCAAATTGGGAAAGACTGCGAACCCGGTCACGGTGAAGTCGTTCCTGCCTGCTGATGAAAAAGTTGGCGGCATGACGGTGGCGCAATATCTAGCTCGGCTGGCAGCTGAGGCGGTGACCGTCATCAATGCTGTGGACTATGCGCGCGCTATCGAAGACATGTCCCGACGCCGACGGCTGATCGTGGCTGCAGACCACCTGCGTGAAGCCGCATTTGACGCCCCTGCGGAAGCGGACCCGCAATCGCTCGGCGACATGGCAATCGACGAAATATCTGCTGCTTGTGAGACAGATGCGGAAACGCTTGGTGCGATCAGCATGGGCGATGCCATCACGTCCGCCATCGACATGGCAAACGCCGCCTTCATGAAGGACGGCAAACGGGCGGCCGGTATCGGGTATCGAGTTGGGCCGCTTGAGCGCCTAATCGGGCCGTTGTTCGGTGGGCAGTTGATCATCATTGGCGGCGCGACCAAGCAGGGCAAGAGCGGATTGGTCGGTCAGATGTCAATCGGCGCGGCGCTGGAAGGATACCCAGTCGATTTCTATTCCGGCGAGATGACGGCCCAGGAATTGGCCATGCGCGAAATATCGCGGCGCATCGGTGTTCCGGTCCGCAGGCAAAAGCGCGGCGAACTCACCGAGGCGCAGTTCGCGCAGATGGTGGAAGTCCACCAAGCACTTAAAGACACACCGATCCTCATTCAAAATCGCCGTCTGACACTGCCGCAGTTGAAGGATCGCTGGAGACGCATCGTGCGCAAACGCGGCAAGTCCCTGTTGATCCTGGATCATGCCGGGTTGCTCGATCGGGATAGGGCCACGGCCAAAATGAGCAACTGGGAGTTTGGCGAGGAAGTCACCCGCGAACTGAAGGCGACGGCACGCGATCTCGATTGCCCGATTGTCGTCTGCGTCCAGTTGAAGAAAAACACCTTCGCGGAAAACAAAGGGCCGCTCAACGAGAAGTTCCTTAACGACATTATCCGCCGCAAGCCTCGGTATTCCGACCTCATAGGGGCAGTCGAACGGGATGCCGATCACGTCATCATGCCGTTCCGGCCCGAGGTTTTCCTGATGGAAAACGAGCCTACGCCTGGCTCTGAACTCTACGGAGTATGGGAATGCAAGGTCGCCGAATGGCGCGGCCGGGCACAGTTCGTTCTTGCCCTGTCGCGTGAGTTGCCATGGCCCGCAAACGTTACCGTTGGATGGGACGGCGGCACCACTTCATTCTTCGAAATTGGCGAGAACGGGTTTCCCGAAAGATTCGACACGCCCGTTTCCTCTGATCCTATGAGGCTGTTCTGATGCCCAACGCACCCGATTTCCTTCCAGAATACTGGTATCTGCCGGTCGGTGGCGGCTACGTTCCGGCCTATCGATTGTTTACTGGCAAGCAGCTTCATATTGTTCCGGGCAATCAGCCAATGGCGACTGCTGGACAAGCCATGGCTGTGGCCAGGGAATATGTCAGGCAGCGTCTCAACTCGCCTGTACAGGCCTGCACGGTCGAGCCGGAGGCAGAACTCGATGAAATCGAACGATGGCGCCGCAAGAAGGCCGATGAAGCCGCCGCGGAAAAGGCCAAGGTGTTCGGCTCTGCACCAATGACGCCGCGCAATGCCAGCGGATCGACTGTAGCCGTCGAATACAGGAACCGGAGGGCACGGGCATGACGATCCACCCACGTATTCCCCCTATCGACCTCGACACCGCAAGCCGTGACCGCCTCATAGGCCACATCGATGCGTTGGAGGATATTCTCCAAACCCTTCTCCCCGCCGAAAGCGATAGCGAGCTCTCCAAATTGAGAGCACTCGGGCTGACACGGACACAAGCGCGGATGCTCGCCTGTCTGACCAATGGCAGAACCCAGTCCCGCCAGCAGCTCAGGACTGCCAGCCGGCAATGGGGTGACGAGTACGAGACTAAATCGGTCGATGTCATCATCCATCACATTCGCAAGAAGCTACACCACCACGGCATCGAAATAAGGAACGATTGGGGAACCGGGTTCTATATGGAGCCGGCAAGCATCACCAAGATGCAGGCTATTCTGGCGGAGGAAGGATGATCGATCCGCGCGTCCAGATCCTGTGCGACGTTGATGGTTGTCGCAGACCTGTGCGCTGCAAAGGCCTGTGCAGCATCTACAAGGGTAACAACTGGGGGTGGCTGGCATGATAGACCCTCGTGTCGAAGCTCTTTGCAGAGAATTCGAAGTCAGGATTGTGCCGAAGTCGGCATATCCGGGGCCAGGCGAAACGCGCGCTGTGGAGACAATGAACAGGATCCTGCGCCGACATGGTGAGGATCACATGCGGATGGTCCTGACCACGTTGCGCGAGACAGCCAACAATCACGCCCTTCTCGACGAGGTGGGGCTGTGGTCGGCATCTGACATGGTACGGGCCTGCCCGGACATTCTCGAAAAGCACGCCGGCGAATGGTTGGAACTTTGGGACGTGATGCCTGTCGGGCCGCTCCAGGCGATCGCGCAGCGGCTCACTGGCGTGGTGCCCGTTCGATACGCATTGAACGGCATGCTATACGAGAGGATCGAAGGAGTGTTCGGACCCCGTGCAACTCAGCCCGATCTGTTTGATGATCGAAGGAGCCCTGCCAAATGACCAACGTTGTTACCCTGCATGGCGATAAGCGCTGGAAGGCTGTGATCGAGTACCGACATGAGAACGGTCCGATCAACATCGAGCACCACTTCGAGGAGATAACTGATCTCCACAACATCATCGAGCATGGGCCCGACTGGAACACGCTCATCAAGTGCACTGTCACTCTCGTTCGAAACGATGGGGGTGAGGTTCAGGACGCCAAAGCAATGGAGAGGCAGAATGCACATCGGTGAAATTGCAGAGGCCTTTATCCGTGCTGCCGAGATCGAGCGGTTGGCTCCTGGTCACATTGGGCCAGCACTGCCCCACTCCCTCGCACTGCCCTACGTGCACGACTTCGCTGACAAGGCGGGCTGGGGCACCAAGAGGCTTGAGGAGGAACGGCAGGCTTTTTGGGACAGGCTCGGGCGCATGCCGTCCGCCGCGGAACTGACTTCGCTCGAAGCGATATTCGACTGGCTTCGTTCGACCGACAATGATGGTGAGCGCCGTGCACTGCTGGCGTGGGCTCGCGCAAAGGCAGGTGGCAAGTCCTTTCGGCGATGGTGCTTTAAGGTGGAAGGCATCCATCCCGAGACCGGTCGACGCCGTAAAGACCGCGCGTTGGCGAAAATTCAGGCCAAGGTTAGCGGCAGGACCATGCAGCATGACGATAACCGGGAAATCCGGGTGTTGCTAAGTGGCGCCGAAATCAGCGATGTTTCCGATACGATCGCGGAAGATGCGGGCAAACGAGACAACCTCAATTCATGGCTGGCAGATGATGCCTTCGCACCGTTCATGAGTAACGAGCCGCAGGCCGCGTTCTCATGGGCGAAGAAGCGGAATGAGCAGCGTCGGCAGCGCGAGGCGAGGCGCCAGAAGCAGGCGGCTTAGAGAGAACATCCGCCAAAGAGCGGAGAACGTTGATACGACTGGTTTATGCGATTGCCTCGCTGCAACGGGGCCATCACGAAAGTAGAGTTTCCGCGTTACGCGCTTCCGACAGTGCGCGGTCATAGATTCTCGGAGCGTGCTGGCAGAGTGGTCGCTGTGGTGGCGATCTAGATGCCAGACGGGACACGAAACCGGTCAGTAGGCAGAGGTCGCGGGTTCGAGCCCCGCAGGCGGTGCTAGAGATAGACGTGGCCTTAGCTCAGTCGGATAGAGCGCTGCCGAATACCGGCCCGGAAGTTTCCGCGATAGTGGGCAGAGTTGGGTACGCGCTATACCTTCGCGAAAGTCTCACTGAGCAAAAGGTGAACTGCGCGGTTGGCGAGAGGGTGAGACTACCTCGCTGGCCCATTCAATCGGAAGTGCCGTCTTAGGACGGGTGCCACAAAGCAGGATGCAAGGTTCTGACTTCCGGTTCATTCGCCGTCCATGACGGCAACGAGGTGCGAGGCGGTGCGGGATGCAGTTAGTCCCGGCTCCATTCGACATTGGAGTGTTCAAGTGCCGCTTGACCTTCCGAATGGCCGTAGAATGTTGAGTCTGTCGTTGTCCGTTCTCGGATGATGACTTCCTTCGACGATGAGAACGGCTCGACTTGGGTCAACCGATTGAAGGCGGCATTGATATTGGTAGCCCAGACTGTCCACGGGTAGGACATATCGCCATCCGCAAAGTGAAACCGCGCGATAAAGAATTTCATGTCAGTCCTCCCAAACCCTAGGCATGAGAGCTTCGCCCAAGCGCTGGCAAAGGGCAAGACGGCGGATGAAGCGTATATCCTGGCTGGGTTCAAAGCCAACCGTGGCAACGCCACGCGATTGAAAGCAAATGAAAGCATTGCGGCTCGCGTCGATGAACTGGTCGGTAGAGGTGCTGATAGGGCTGAGGTGACGGTCGCTCGTGTCCTTCAAGAGCTTTCACGTCTCGGTTTTTCCGACATAAGGCAGGCGTTCGACGAACAGGGAAACCTCCTACAGCCTGATCAGTGGAGCGATGCTTTCGCTGCTTCGGTCTCTTCGCTCGAGGTTGTGACCAGGACGCTGCCCGGCTGCGGTGACGATGAGGCCGCCAAGGTCGAGTACGTCCACAAGATCAAGATCTGGGACAAGAACAGTGCCCTGGAGAAGATCGCCAAGCACCTCGGTATGTTCGTCGACCGCATCGAGCATTCCGGCCCCTACGGCGGCCCGATCCAGACAGAGAACCGGACATGGCGCGAGGTGCTGCGCAGCGAGAAGAGTTAGGTTCCACCACTCACCTCACGAACCCGGCCCTCTATGACTTTTGGGAACAGGTCTTCCTCGGCGATGCCGATATCGCTGTTCTCCACGGTGGCCGGTCTAGTTCGAAGACAAGGGACACGGCCTGCCAACTGGTCAGGCTCGTCAATCATGTCCCAAACCGGATGCGCGTGCTGTGCATCCGGCGATTTCAAAACCGCATTCAGGAATCGGTCTACACCGAACTGAAGTGGGCCATAAACCATCTCGGTCTGGCAGATGCATTCGACATCCAGAAGACGACGATCATTCATCGCGCCACTGGGTCCGAGTTCATCTTCTACGGCATCGAGCGCAACCTTGAGGACATCAAGGGCACGTCCGACATCGACATCCTTTGGGTGGAAGAGGCGGAGAAGCTGACGGAGGAGCAATGGGTCGTTATCGCGCCGACGATCCGCAAGGAAGACAGCCTCGCGATCTTGCTGTTCAACCCGAAGTTCGTCACCGACTACGTCTGGAAGAACTTCGTAGTCGTTGAACAACCTCACTCAGTTGTGAGGAAGATCGACTGGACCGAAAATCCGTTCCTCTCCGCCAAGGCCAAGCGCGACATCGCGGCGATGCAGGAGAGGAGCCCGGAGCTATTCGAGCACGTCTATGGCGGCGTGCCACTGGGGGATAGCGAGCTTTCGATCTTCAAGCGGCGCTGGCTTGATGCCTGCGTCGATGCGCATCTCGTCCTGAACCTCACGCTGACCGGCCGCAACATCGTCGGCTTCGATCCCGCTGACGACGGCGAGGACAAGAGCGCCACGGCTGACAAGATCGATGGTGTGTTCGTCGATGCCGAAGATTGGTCATCTGGCAAGGATGAGTTGGTTCAGAACGCAAAGAAGGTCTGGGCCAAGGCGAAGCTGGTCGGTGCCACGGTCTCCTATGACACGATTGGTGTCGGTGCCTTCGTCGGCGGCTACATCGACGAGCAGAACCGCGAAAATCAGGCCAAGGTGCAGCACTACGCTTTCCATGCCGGTGGTGCCGTCGAAGATCCTGACAAGCCGAGCGACCCATATAACCGGCAAAGCCCGCTGAACAAGGACGAGTATCTGAACCGTAAGGCACAGGCCTGGGCCAATACGGCTCGACGCGCCATGCTGACCTTCAACGCCGTGACGCGCGGCCACGCCATCAAGCCCGAGGACGTCCTGTCGTTCTCGTCTGGCATGGGCCCGAAGAAGCTCGACGCGCTGTTCACCGAGCTCTGCGTGCCTTGGTGGGTGGAGACCGAGGGCAAGAAGCGCGTCGTGCCGAAAGTGAAGCTCAAGAAGGACTTGGGCGTGAAGTCTCACAACCTGGCTGATGCAGTGATCGCTGCTGACAACTCGCACGCCAAGCGCCTGATGAACATCAATGCTGCAGCCGTGGCGCAAACCGCAATGCCTGGAGCCTGAGGAAACCTGATGCTGTCTTGGTTCTGGCGCCGGAAGGCCGATGAGAAGCCGGCCCCGGCACCTGAGCGGAGGCGGGGGCTGAAGGTATCGCCCGACGCTGTAGCTGCAACGCGTGTCACAGCGGAACCGGTCAATCCGTTCCGGGTCGCACAGCATCCGCCGCTAGCAGGAACGGCCGGCAAGTCCATCGCCATGGATACGGCTATGGACAGCATCAACGGCTGGGCCTCCAGTGTTTACGCCAGTGCAGCAGCGACCCTCGGCTACCAGGGATCGTCCTTCATGGGCTATCCGGTGCTGGCGGAGCTTGCCCAGCGTCCTGAATACCGGATGATGTCGGAAACGATCGCCGGCGAATGTACCCGCCGCTGGATCAGGTTCACGGCCAAGAACAAGGCGGAGGAGAAGGACAAGGCAGAGCGGATCACCGAACTCGAGGTGGAGTTCAAACGCCTCAATGTCAGGGCGATGTTCGAGAAGGTCGCCGAGACCGACGGATACTTCGGCCGCGCTCACATCAGCATCGATACCGGCGATTCCAAAAATCCCAACGAGATGGCCAAGAGCATCGGGGATGGCTGGGACGCCCTATCGAAGACCAAGATCGGCAAAGGCAGCATCAAGAAGTTGAAGCTGATCGAGCCGGTTTGGGTCTACCCGCAGGGCTACAATGCGGCGGATCCGTTCGAGGATGGATGGTACGATCCGCAGTTCTGGAACGTCATGGGGCTGACGGTTCACAAGACGCGCCTGCTGACCTTCGTCGGCCGGCCGGTGCCTGATCTGCTGAGGCCGGCCTATTCGTTCGGCGGCGTCTCGCTGTCACAGATGGCGTACCCCTATGTCGAAAATTGGCTGAAAACCCGGCAGGGCGTCAACGACATCATCACGGCCTTCACGCAGTTCGTGCTGAAAACGGAGATGGACGCCGTACTGAGCGGCGGCTCCGCCGACAGCATGATGGCCCGCGCCGCGATGTTCAACAACACCCGCTCCAATCGCGGGCTGCTGATGATCGATAAGGAGGCCGAGGAGTTCGAGAACGTGTCGTCGCCTCTTGGTGGCCTCGACGCGCTTCAGGCCCAGTCGCAAGAGCACATGGCATCCGTCAGCCATATCCCGACAGTGAAGCTGCTCGGCATCCAGCCGGCAGGGCTCAATGCTTCCTCGGAAGGTGAGTTGCGGTCGTTCTATGACTGGATACACAGCTTCCAGGAGAAGCTTTACCGGCAGAACCTGCATGCCCTTATGGGCTTGGTGATGCTCTCGCTGTGGGGCGAAACCGACGACGGCATCGATTTCGAGTTTGAGCCGCTATGGTCTCTCGACGAAAAGGATCTTGCCGACGTCGAGAAGACGAAGGCCGAAACCCGCCAGATCGACATCGATTCCGGTGTTGTCTCGCCGGAGGAAGCGCGCAGCAGCCTAGCCAGCGACCCCGACAGCATGTATCAAAACCTTGATCCGGACGATGCGCCGGACCTCCTTGACGAAGAGGAGGAAGGGCTTGAGCCGAAAGGCGGCAAGCCAATTGATGAGCTATTCGACGGGAAGAAGCAGGCGGCGTGATCAAGCTCGACCTCTGGGATGTCATCAACGCGAAGACGCCGAAAGCTCGGCCAATCGCTGATACGCTGAAGGATCGTGATGTCGAGCCTGCAAAGCCGGAAGCGAGCGCCGAGGAGCAAGACCGAGAGGGTGCTCCGCCCTGTTCGCCCAAACATCGGGATCGAAGCGGCCTACCGAAAGCGTCTGGATAGCCTTGTTGAGGCCATGCATCGCAGTGTGGTCTTCTTCATCAAGGCTTCATACCGAAAGAACGAACCTCGGATTGCGCAAGACGAAACCCCAGCCGATGCGCTGCGTCGGTCGACGCGTGAGCTTTCCTCGCAGTGGCTGAAAAAGTTCGACGAAGCCGCCGAGAATCTTGCGGCATACTTCGCGCAGTCCGTCGAGAAACGATCATCTGCCGCGTTGCGGAACATCCTCCGCGATAGCGGTCTGACCGTCGAGTTCAAGATGACGCCCATCATGCGGGATGTTGTCGACGCCACGGTTCACGCCAACGTATCTTTGATCCGAAGTCTTCCAGCAAAGTACTTCCTTGAAATCGAGGGCATCGTGATGCGATCGGTGCAGACCGGCCGCGATCTCGGCCAACTGGCGGATGACCTGCAGCAGCGGCTGGGAGTGACGAAGCGGCGAGCAGCGCTGATCGCGCGAGACCAGAACAACAAGGCCACGGCAGCCTTCAACCGGGTCAGGTTGCAGGAAGTTGGGATTGACGAGGCCGAGTGGCGGCATTCGTCAGCGGGCCGGGAACCCCGGAAAACTCACGTTCAGGCAGGCAGGGAAAAGGTACGGTTCTCCGTCAAAGATGGCTGGTTTGATCCCGATCCAAAGGTTCGGCGGCTGATCCAACCCGGAGAACTTATCAACTGTCGTTGTGTCGGTAGACCAGTGGTGAAGGGGTTTTCGTGATGACGCGCACAGCATGGTTTTGCCCGTCGTGCCAGAAGCATCACGGGCCGCACGTGGACACCTGCCCAGGACCGGCAATCGCCGCGCCGGTTCCTGTCGTTCCATATGTGGCGCCGGTCTATACTGTTCCACGCTGGAACGATCCGGTAACGCCGCCATGGTGGCAGAACCCGGTTATTGGCACACTGTCGACTGATGGGACCTCAGGCTCAGGCCTGGTCTCGGTGAACTAACGCACCACCCGCAAACACATCGTGAGACCATCATGCCGGCTGTTTCTTCTGCACAGGAGCGGCTGATGGCCGCTGTCGCCCATTCGCCCGAGTTCGCGGCGAAGGTCGATATCCCGCAGTCAGTCGGACGCGAGTTCACGAAGGATGAGGTGCCGCGCGCCGCTGGCATCATCTTCGTTGCCCCTGATGGTGCGGTGCTTCTCCTCTGCCGGAGCACGCAGGAAGCCAACTTCGGCGGCCACTGGGCGCTGCCAGGCGGCAAGGGTGAGCCGGATGAAACACCTTGGCAAACCGCGTCTCGTGAAGCCGATGAGGAGATTGGCGTAGCAGGCCGCCAGGCGTGGCTTGGTGAGCCGACCGTGGTCGAAGAAGTCGAGACGCCAACGGGCATGATCTTCACGACCTTTGTCCAGCCGGTGCGGTACCGGTTCGTACCGGAAATCGATGCCGAGCATTGCGGTTATGTCTGGTCTACTGCGGGGCACTGGCCGGAGCCAATGCATCCGCAGGTCGTTCGCGTGCTGTCACAATTGTTCCCCGAGGGTGAAGTGCAGGCACAAGATTCGATCGCATTGGATCGCGCCACGGTCCGCACCATCGACGCCGACGGTCACCTCCACGTTGAACGGACCCCGATCAGCAAGGCGGTGGTCAATCCGTACTATGGCCGCGAGATACCCGATTTCGAACGGCTCGGCCTCGATCCGGAACGCATCTATCAGCTCTATCGCCATCCCGACGAACTGGCCCGCGCCGCAGCAAGCTTCGAAGGCAAGCCGCTTCTGATCCAGCACAAGCCAGTGAGCGCGGACGATCATCCGAAATCGCTGACGGTGGGCACGATCGGCAGCCCGGTCAACTTCGATACCCCCTATCTGACTGCGCCGTTGTCGATCTGGGATGGCGAGGCAATCAAACTTGTTCAGTCCGGTGCGCAGCGAGAGCTTAGCTGCGGCTATCGATACGATCCTGACTTCACGCCGGGTGTGACGCCTCAAGGTGAACCCTACGACGGAGTGATGCGCAATCTGTCAGGAAACCATCTTGCCCTTGTCGAGAATGGCAGGGCCGGAAGCGATGTCCTTGTACAGGACAGCGCACTCACCCCACCTCCCATGGAGAAAACCGCAATGGCGACTTCGCCGAAAGCAAAAGCGCGCGCGGCGAAGGTCGCGGCGATCAAGACTGCCCTCGACGGTAAGCTGGCTCAGGACGCCAGCCTCGACGAGGTAATGAAGGCACTCATCGCGCTCGACGATATGGAGCCGCGCGGTGAGGACGAGGACCACGAAGAGATCGACAAGAAGGCCGAAGACGAATCCGAAGAGGATGACGAGAAGGCCAGCAAAAAGGCCAAGGACGACGGCGAGGAAGTTGATGGCGCCGAAGACGAGGACGATGACGAGGAAAAGGTCAGTAAGTCCGCCATGGACGAAGCGATCCGCACCTCCGCCGAAGCCGTCGAGAAGCGCGTACGGAAGCAGTTCAATGACATCCGTATCGCCGAAGACGAGGTCCGTCCGTATGTCGGCAAGATCGCCGTGGCCGGCGACAGTGCCGATAAGGTCTATCGCCATGCCCTGGATGCGATGAAGATCGATATCACCGGCGTACCGCAGTCCGCGTATCGCGCGCTTCTGAAGGCTCTTCCGGTGCCTTCCAACATCACCGCTCCCGTCATCACCGCCATGGATGCTGCCGCCGAGGACGCTTATTCGAAGCGTTTCCCGAGCGCCGGCCGCCTCAAGTAAGGAGACACAACCATGTTCCAGAGGCAGGTTAATCTCACTCAGGCGCCGGCCGTTGCCGGTCAGGTCGCCTCCGTCAATCCCCGCCATTCCGCGCTGACCGTGGAAGGCGGCTTCGTCGCCGGTGCCAGCGGCGTCACAGTCGGTTTGTTCGCATGGGTAGCTAACGACGCCAACGGCATCGCTCGGCTGCTGAACAACACCGGTTCCGGCGCTCCTACCGGTATCGTGATCCGCTCCGAACAGGCCGTCATCACGACCTATCTGGCCGAATTCGGCAACCTGATCCCGGCCGGTTTTGCAATCGGTGACATCATCAATGGTGGTGATGTCTGGGTGACTAATACCGGTGCCGGTGCGGCCACTATTGGCATGAAGGCATTCGCCAATCTGACGACTGGCGTGAGCACTTTCGCCGCGGCTGGCGCTACCGTCTCCGGCAGCATCGAAACCAAGTTCTACGCTGCCACAGCAGGCGCCGCGTCGGAACTCATCAAGATCTCCGACACGATCTAAGCGAGGCAGACATGAACAAGCACGTTGATTTCTCCCGCCTCGAGCGGGACTGGGGCATTGTCGTCCTCGCTCAGGACTATCTGCCCATCGAATACAAGCGAAGCTACCAGGTCGCATTGGATGCCCAGCCGACGCTTGCCGTCGGTCCCGGCTCCAGCGGTGTCCCGGCGCTCTTCACGACTTATGTCGATCCGGAGGTAATCCGGGTTCTCCAGGCTCCAAACGAGGGCGCCGATATCCTCGGTGAGCGCAAGGAAGGCGACTGGACCACCCAGACCGCCATGTTCCTTGTCGTGGAAAACACCGGCGAGGTGTCCAGCTACGGCGACAAGAACAATGTCGGCATGTCGGATGCGAACGCCACGTTTCCGCAGCGGCAGTCCTACCTGTTCCAGACCATCATCGAATATGGTGATCTCGAGCAGGAGCGCATGGCGAAGGCCAAGCTGAACTGGGTCTCCGAAAAACAGATGTCGTCCGCTCTGACGCTGTCAAAATTCCAGGATTACACCTATCACAATGGTGTGCTTGGTCTGCAGAACTATGGCCTGCTCAACGATCCGGCCCTGTCGGCGCCGCTGAGCCCGGCAACCAAGGCTGCTGGTGGTGTTACCTGGATCACGGGCGCCGGCGTCATCAACGCCACCGCCAACGAGGTCTACGCGGACATCCAGGCGCTGTTCAACAAGCTCGTTGCCCAGACCATGGGCCGCGTGAAGAAGAACGACGATCTGACCCTCGCAATGTCGCCCGGCTCGGACGTGGCTCTGACCTCGACGAACTCGTTCGGCGTCAACGTCATGGACCTGCTGACGAAGAACTTCCCCAAGCTGAAGGTGAAGACCTCGCCGCGCTATGCCACCGGTGCCGGCAATGTCGTCCAGCTCATCGCCGATCGTTTCGACGGTCAGGACACCGGCTTCTGCTCCTTCAATGAAAAATCCCGGGATCATGCCATCGTTCGCGAGCTCTCGGCCTGGAAGCAGAAGAAGACGGCGGGTAGTTGGGGTGCGGTCATTAGATACCCAGCGGCAGTAGCGCAGCTATTGGGCGTTTGAACGGGAAAACGAATATGGTATACTCGGAGTTCAAAGATTGATTTCCGAGTATATCAATGTCAAAGAAGTCTGGAACAGATAAATCATGTCAGAACTGCTCTAATTCGTACTATGTCCCGGCATGGCGAGAGCCTAGCAATTTCTGTTCAATGGCTTGCTTATACGAATGGCGCCGTATTCAACCTCGTCGCACAACCACTGTTTCGTTGGTTTGTGCGGAATGTGGATCGCCATACGATGTGCCGACATGCCGAGAAAAGAAGTCCAGATTTTGTTCTCTCGAATGCACTGGAGCCAACACGCTCCGGTATCATGGGAATAAGATCAGGGCAGCCTCCATTGAAAATCGTCGGGAGTTCGCTTTCTCCGAAAGTGAGAAAATCGAGAGAAAAAAGCTCTCTCAACGGCAAGGTTATGCCAAACACCGACCGAGAATTCGGGAAAAGCAAAGATCTGCCTACCAAGAAACTGCTGCCGATCGAAAAATCAGGGCCAAAGCGGATCGCGTGAGCAATCCTGAAAAATTCAAGCAGTGGCGAAAGAATTCACGGGCTCGCAACGGCGACATAATCCGTGAAAGACGGCGTAATGACTACCGAAAAAATCGAGCTTGTTACATTGCCAACGCTAGGCAACGTGAATTTGACCTAAAGGCAAGAACACCCTCTTGGGCTGATATGAATGCGATCGCAGAGATCTATGCGGAAGCTGATCGCCTTACTCGCGAAACCGGCATCTCGCATCATGTGGATCATATCTATCCTCTTCGAGGAAAGACTTGCAGCGGTCTGCACGTTCACACGAATTTGAGAGTAGTCCCCGCGTCTATCAACCTTGCGAAGTCCAATTCGATGCCGGAAGGCATCTAGTATCGTAAAAAGGAAACTCACCATGGCGAAAACGGTAACCGTGGCTTGCCGCCTCCCGCATGGGCTGGTTCTCCAACTCCAGCGTCAAACGAGCCGTCCGGAACCCGTTATGGGCGGCGGCTTTCGCGATGTTCATGTCTGGGAGAAGGTCGGCCAAACCGTCACCCTGAAGGGATGGTCTCATCCCGTCGATCGCGCGGCGCCGACCGATATCACAAACGGCTACGCGCTCACCTATGGTGTTGATGCCGAGTTCATGACGGCATGGATGGAGCAGAATGCCGATCATCCGGCCGTCATCTCCGGTAATATCATGGTGATGACGCGCACCGGCGACATCAAGACCAAGACGCAGGATCACGTTGGCGAGCGTGTCGGCTTCGAACCGCACGATCCCAAGAACCCGATCCCCGAGTTCAAGCGTCGCGTCGAAACCGCCGCTGCCTGAGGTCTGAAATGGCTGTCACGTTCGTCTATGCGGATTGGGCTCTCGCCTATCCAGAATTCTCGAACGTGACAGAATCCCAGATCACGGCTCGAATTCTCCCTAGTGCCAAGCAAGCCATTGCTGGGTTCATTGATTGTGTCGTCGCTCCACAGGATCAGACCAACTTCCTGTGGCTGATGGTGGCACATCTCTGCATGCTTAATTTCGGCACGGCGAAAAGCCCTGCTACCGGGCTTGTTGGCCGGATTTCCAGTGCGACCGAAGGCAGTGTTTCGGTCGATGTCGAATTCACCGCGACCAAGGCACAGGCTTGGTACGTGCAGACCACCTATGGCGCATTGTTCTGGCAGCTTGCCCGGCCGTACTGGCTTGGCGGCTTCAGCTATCCGGCGCCGCCGCCAACGCCATTCCCATATCGTTGAAGGAAGCAATCCATGGACGAACAGTTGTTCAATGCGCTCCGCAAGGAAGTGCGCGAATTCAGGACGGAGGCGGATGACCGTCTTGCGATCGTCGAGGCTCGTCTCGATCGTATCGAGGCTGCGCTTTCCGGCGGCGTCAACGTCACGAACATTGTGAACCAGGCACCTCCGGTTTTGCCGGCCCCCGATGCAACGACTGGCAAAGTGCCGTCTGGCGACGATCAGTCGAAGTCGCCGGCTGAGATTCTCGCCATTGCGGCAGACAACAGCGTTCCCTTCTTGTCGTTCAAAGCGGAGGCCGCCCAGCTGCTCGGCTCTGACCTGCCGGCCAAGAAGGCTGACATCGTTGCCGCGCTTGAGTGGCTTGCCAGCAAGGCAGAAGGGGGCGAGGGCGACGATCAGTCGAACATCGATCCTGCGGCGGCCGAAAAGGCGGGACAAACGCCTGGTGAACCCGAGGGCGGCTCTGAGGAAAATGACTGATGGTTGCCTTCACCGGCGGCGACAAGCTCCTCGCAAAGCTTGCTGAAATCGCGCGGAACGCCAGCAAGGCGTCGAGTGTTGAGATCGGCTTTCTAGACGGGGCAACCTATCCAGATGGTACATCAGTGCCGCTGGTGGCCGCCATGAACGAGTTCGGCAACGAGAAATCACCGCCGCGCCCGTTCTTTCGGGGCATGATTCAAGCGAAGTCTGAAGAGTGGCCCGATGCTCTCGGGGGCTTGCTCGTCACCAATCACTACGATGCCGACAAGACCCTTGGCCAAGCCGGTGCCGCGATAAAAGGGCAATTGCAGGGCGCGATTGTTGAATATGTCGGTCCGCCGCTAAAGCCTGAGACAATCGCTCGAAAAGGCAGCGACAAGCAGCTCATCGATACCTCGGTGATGATCAACAGTGTCGACTTTCGGGTGAAGTGATGAATCTGCACGGGATCGTGGCTCCAGCCATCGGGGCGGTGAACCCGTTTGTAGCCGCCACCTATAGACGATCCATCGGCTACACCATTGGTGGTGACGGAACTCAGGTGCCGTCCTATGTCGATCTGCCGGTCTCGCTTCAGGTTCAGGCCCTGACATTCACCGATCTGAAACAACTCGACGGCGTGAACATCCAAGGCGTTCACAGAGCGGTCTATCTGAACGGTGCCGCCATGGGTGTGGTGCGGAACATCGAGGCGGGCGGCGATCTCATCGTGTTTCCGGGTGGAACCTTGCCAGAAGGGAATGTCTGGCTCGTCACCCATGTCCTCGAACGCTGGCCCGATTGGTCAAAGGCCGCCATCGCGCTCCAGGTTTCTCCATAGGAACGGCACATGTTCTCTCAATCCTACACGCCGCTCGGCTATCAGCAGATATCGAGCGTTGCCACTTCGACCGCCCTTACCGTTCCACCGGGAGCAAATCTCGCGCTCATTGACTGTGAGGCTCAGGCCGTGCGCTGGCGAGATGATGGGACCGCTCCGACTGCTACCGTTGGTATGTCCATGGCGGTGGCGGACGCCCCGCTCGAATATTCCGGAAACTTGAGTGCGCTCCGGTTCATCGAACAGACTGCCGGCGCCAAGCTCAACATCGCCTATTACAGGCTGGCCGGGTGAGCTCTGCTCCCGCGCTGACCGAAGCGGCGATTTTGACCGCAGTGCGGTCATTCCTGGTCTCGATCCTGCCCAGCGGCGTCGTGGTCGTGCGGGCACAGGTCAATCGGGTGCCACCGCCAAAGGCCCCGGACTATGTCGTGATGAACCCAATCGGTCGCCGTAGGCTGTCTACAAATGTCGATACCTATACCGACGTCAGTTTCACCGGTTCGATCGCTGGACAGGTCTTGAGCGTTTCCGCAGTCGAGCTCGGCTCGATAGCTGTAGGACAGACAGTGTTCGGCGTTTCAGTTTCGGCCGGCACCCAGATCATGGCGTTGGGAACAGGCAGTGGCGGCGTAGGAACGTATACGGTTAGACCTAGCCAGAACGCGACGTCGAGAAAGCTCGCGTCTGGCTTTGAGACGTACCTCCAATCAACTGAAATCACTATTCAACTGGACGTCCATGGCGACAATTCCGCCGACAACGCGCAGATCATAACGACCCTGTTTCGCGACCAATATGCGGTTGCAGCTTTTGCTGCATTGAACACTGGCGTCGTCCCGATCCATGCGGACGACCCGAAGCAAATCCCATTCTGGAATGGCGAACAGCAAGTCGACGACCGGTGGGTCATCGAGGCGCGTCTCCAAGCCAACATCGCGATGCAAACCCCGCAGGACTTCGCGGATCAATTGCAGCCCACCCTCATCAACGTCGAAGCGGTCTACCCAGCCTAATAGGTCCTTCGCCTTGACTCCCCAATCCTTCGACAAAAGGAACCGATCAGATGTCGACCATACCGGCCTCACTTTTGGTCAATGTGATTCCGAACGTTCTCAACGCGGGCGGCAATTCGCTCGTGATGAACGGGTTGGTGCTGACCCTCAATACGCGCGTGCCCGTCGGCCAGGTGCTGTCGTTTCCCAATGACGGTACTTCGGTCTCGAAGTATTTCGGCCCATCCTCGGACGAGGTCAGCGTCGCGAACGTCTATTTCGCGGGCTTCGACAACTCGACGCAGAAGCCGGCAGCTATCCTGTTCACGCGGTTCCCTGCCGCCGGTGCATCGGCCTATCTTCGCGGCGGCCCGGTCAACACGCTGACCATTCCGCAGCTCAAGGCGATCAATGGTGTACTCTCGGTTGTGGTGGACGGTTACACCTATTCCAACAACGCCGTGACGCTGGCCGCTGCAACGAGCTACTCCTCGGCCGCAACGATCATCGCGACGGCGCTTAACAACACGCTGCCTTCGGCGGCGAGCGTCACCGGCGCAATTGCCGCAGGCACCGCTACCGTGACTGGTAACATCGCCGGAAGCGTCCTGACCGTAACCGCTGTTGGTTCTGGTAATTTGGTGCGGGGGGCAGCGATCAGCGGTACCGGCGTGACGGTGGGCACTCAGATCGTGTCTCAGCTTTCCGGTACCTCGGGCGGTCTCGGAACCTATGCCGTATCGAAGGCCCAAGCAGTTCCGGATGGCACCGCGATCTCAGCGATCTATGGCACGCTGACCGTGTCGGCCGTCGCATCTGGTACCCTTTCGGTCGGGCAGGCCATCAGCGGCAGCGGCGTCACCGTCGGCACCCAGATCACGGGTCTTGGCACCGGCACGGGCCTTGTGGGCACCTACTATGTCAATCTAACCCAGACCGCCGCCAGCACCACGATCACGGCCACCGGCGCGCCGCTCAGCGTTACCTATGACACGATCTCCGGCGGGTTCATCATCACTTCCGGCTCGGTTGGCGCCGGCTCGACCGCGGCATTTGCCACCGGTTCGCTGGCCCCTCTGGTTTTCCTGACCGTGGACACCGGCGCCATCCTTTCGCAAGGCGCAGCACCTGTCACCCCCGATGGTTTCATGACCGGGATCGTCAATGTCACCCAGAATTGGGCGAACTTCATGACGATCTTCGACCCTGATGCCGGAAATGGCTGCCAGCAGAAGCTTCGTTTCGCCTTGTGGACCAATGCCCAGAACAAGCGTTGGGGTTATGTCGCCCTCGATACCGACGTGACGCCCACGCTTTCCGCTCAGGCCACCACGAGCTTCGGCTATCTTCTGGCTCAAGCCGGCTACAACGGAACGTGCCCGATTTATGTTCTGGCCAGTGACGTCCAGCGCATCGATGCCTTTGTATGCGGTGCCGCGGCTTCCATTGATTTCGAAGCCACCAACGGCCGCATCACATTCGCCTTCAGGGGGCAGGGTGGTCTCGTCGCCGGCGTTACCACGGCAACCGTTGCCAGCAATCTCATCGCGAACGGCTACAATTTCTACGGTGCCTACGCCACGGCGAACCAGCAGTTCCGCGAATTCCAGAATGGTACGGTATCCGGTGTCTTCCAGTGGCTGGACAGCTATGAGAATCAGATCTGGCTGAACAATGCGCTCCAGCTAGCCCTGATGAACCTGCTCGCGAATGCGAAATCTGTCCCATACAACCCTGATGGGTACGCACTGATCCGGCAGGCCTGCATGGACCCGATCAACGCCGGACTGAACTTCGGCGCGATACGGCCCAATGTCACTCTGTCGGCCCAGCAGGCCTCGCTTGTGAACACTGCCGCCGGCCTTCCTGTCAGCGACACGCTGCAAATCCAGGGCTGGTATCTGCAGGTCAAGGACGCCGCTCCGATCGTCAGGCAGGCCCGCCAATCGCCGCCGATTTCCTTCTGGTATATGGACGGCGGCTCGGTCCAGCACATCGACCTTGCATCTATCCTCGTCCAGTAACCAACCGCCCTAGATCGGGAGATTTCGCATGTCCTCCATTACGGCGGCCAACGCCATCATCATGCTTACCATTCCGGGGTTGTTCCCGGTACCGCAGCGCATCCAAGGCTTCTCGGCCGACAACATCTATGACGCTGCCGAGCAGGAAGTCGTCGAAACTGCAATGGGTGTAGACGGCCTTCTCTCTGGCGGTTTTGTCTTCACCCCGGTTGAGCAGAATTTCTCGCTGCAAGCTGATTCCGTTTCGAACTTCATCTTCGAGCAATGGGCGGCGGCAATGATCAACAACCGGGATGTGTTCACTGCCAATGGTCAGACTACTCTGACATCGGTCAATCGTACCTATGTCTCGACCAAAGGGTATCTGGTCAACAAATCGCCACTCCCGACAGCGGCGCGGATTTTGCAGCCCCGGCGCTACATGATCCGCTGGGAGCGGGTCACGGCAAACCCGATCTGAGGCTTGATCCATGGCGCGTAAGGTCAAAGCAGTTACGATCTCAGATGATCGCCAGATTGATGCCGACGGGAAACCAATCGGCGAGATCAGCCGTGATGCTGGCAAGGTGTTCGTCATTCGGGAGATGCCGGCCAGCCAGGCCGAGAAGTGGGCCATGCGTGCGCTTCTCAGCGTGGCCCGTTCTGGTATCGACATTGGGCAGGCAGCCGGGCAGGGCATGCAGGGCATCGCCGTCATGGGCGTCAGCGCTTTGCTGTCATCCAACTGGGATGATGCCGAACCCCTGCTCGACGAAATGATGTCTTGCATCCAGATCAGGCCTGATCCAGCCAACGTCAATGTCGTGCGCAACCTCATAGAAGACGACATCGAGGAAGTGATGACCCGCATCAATCTGCGCCGGGAGGTGCTTGAATTGCATGTGGGTTTTTCGCTTGGCGGCGCCGCATCGAAGCCGACCTCGGACGCGACGCCTACGACGAAGGCCTGATTGAGTACGCCAACGTTTCACGAGTGATAGGCGCGGTTCTTTCCCAGAAGCTGGCCACGCTGCGCGACCTTGATGAGTGGCTTGGCGTCGAGGACGTCTACGACTTGCTCGAGGTCGCGACGGTAGACGGCCATAACCGACGCATCATCAATTCTCACAAGAAAACGGAAACCTGATGGGCGTTTTGATCGACGAACTCATCGTGGCCTTGCGGCTCGATCCGAAGGACTTCAAAAAGGGCGAAAAGGAAGCTGCTTCCGCATTTCTCAAGACACGGGATCAGGCCGTCAAATCGGGCAAGGATGTCGAAGCGGCTTCGAACAAAGTTGCCGCCAGCATCCAGAAGATGGCCCGCGAAGTCATCACGCTCTTTGCCGTCATTGCGGGCTCTCGTTCGCTTGCCGATCTCATCAGCGGCCTTACCCTGGCCAATTCTGAGTTGGGCCGGTTCTCCGCCAACATGGCGGAATCGCCGCAGCAAGTCGCGGCGTGGCAGGCTGCGGCGCAGCGTTTCGGCGGTACTGGGCAGGTCACGGCCGAAACCATCCAGCGCATGGGCAAGGCGCTGTATGACTTGCGGTTTCAAGGCAAAGCACTGCCGCAGGCGTTCTACCAGCTTGAAGCAGCTACCGGCCGGCTGATCTCGACCGATAAGGGCCCGATCGCTTTTCTAGAGCAGACTTCGGCCGCGCTGAAGAATTTGGCGGCAACCGATCCAGCCCGCGCATTCAACATCGCGCAAGAACTTGGCATCGACCCCGGCACATTTGCCCTGATGAAGGATCAAGGTGCAGCCGTTGGGGCTTACGTCGCCGAAATCGAAAAATCGATTTCGCCGTCCGGCCGGGCGATCAAGGCAGCGCAAGACCTTCAGAATGCCTGGTTCACGCTGACCCAACAGGTCGGTTCGCTGATCAACAAGCTCTATGAGTTGGCCGGACCACCGATCACCGATCTCATCAACAAGATGACGGCCTGGTTGGGTGCCAACAAGGATTGGCTCGCCAGCGAAATTTCCGACAAGGTTGCCAAGTTCGCTGACTATCTGGCGAAGATCGACTGGAACGCCGTCGGCGCTGGTTTGAAGAGTTTCGGTGACGGCGCCAAGTCTGCCGCCGATGCCGTTGGTGGTCTCACCAACGCGCTCGAAATCATGTTCGGCCTATGGGCTGGTGGCAAGGCGGCAAAGTTCCTGTTCGGCGGGGCCATTGCGAGTGGTGCCGGTGCTGCCGCAGCGGGTGGAGGGGCTGCCGCGGCCGGTGGTGCAGGTATTGGTGGCTTAGCGCGCGGCCTTCTTGGCCGTGTTTCCCCATGGATAGCTATGCTCAGCCTATCGGGTGACAGTGCAAAGAATGCGGGTAGCTGGCGTGATGATCCGCGCGCCGACGAATGGGTCGCCCAATGGGCGAAGATGCGCGGCATTCCGGAGGGACCAGGTTCTGGTCCCCATGGGCGTGGTCCCGGCCGCGATCGTGGTGATCGAGAGCGACAAAACTCACTCGACGGCTTCTTGAACGGTCCAGTCGACGGTCGCCCGGTTTCGAAGTCAAACCCGCTTCCGGTCATGCCGGTCTCCAACGAAGTTGGCGGCGGTGGTTTCTGGTCAAATCTCTGGAAGGGGATCACCGGAGCCATGTCTGGCGCGTCCGCTGGCCCCATGGGTTCTGGTGGCAGTCTGATTTCGGCTGGGGCGAGCGGCGGAGGCCTCGCCGGTGGCAGCGATTTTGCCGTCAGCGGTCGAAGTGCCGGTGAACGAGGTTGGTGGACGAAGGACCGGCAGCGTCAAGCCTACCAGATGCTGACAGAGGGCGGCGTGTCGCCTCATGGTGCAAAAGGACTTATCTCGCGGTGGATGAATGTCGAGGCCTCTGGTGGTCCGTCGTCGGTTAATTCTATCGGCGCAACTGGGATTGCCCAATGGCTCGGCTCTCGGAAAGCCGGAATGCTTCAGCACGCTCGCGAACTCGGCAAGGATTGGCGCGATTTCGAGACGCAAGTCAAATATGTGCTGAAGGAGATCAACTCTGGCAAGGCTGGCGGTGGGTCTGAATCAGCACTTCGCACGGCTCGCAATGATCGCGAGGGCGCTATTGCCGCCTCCCGGTTTGAACGAGCTGAGGGTTACAATCCGCGAACTGGCGTAGACAATTTCACCGGCAGGACGGCCGGCGGTATGCGCGGAATGGATTCATATCTGTTGAGACCGGAACAGCCGGGGATTGCCACGGGCGCCAAAGGCTCGGCGGCAATCTCTTCAGCGAACAACGACAACCGTCGTTACGCCAACAGCGTGTCTTCGAACACATCGATCGGCAACATGAACATCCATACCCAAGCCTCTGATCCGCACGGCATTGCCGATGCCATTTGGGGCGATATCGACAAGCGCATGAAACATTCCGCCAATGCCACGGCGGCGAACTTTGGTCCGACCTGATGGCTCTTGAACTCCTCCTCGCCGACGCGCTTTCCCTGATATTTCGAGGCAGGGCATCGGCATGGGGCATCTATCGCGGTGGCATTCCGGTCGTGATTGCCGACAGCATCACCGCGTTCGACTTCCGGAAGCAGTGGGCGATCTCTGACTATCCCGTCGAGCGCGGTTCATTCGAGAGCTACGACAAGGTCGAAGTGCCCTATGGCACGAGGCTCCGGTTCGCCGCCGGCGGCAATGAAGCTCGGCAGCAGGCATTGCTATCTTCGATATCGGCGATAGCAGGCGATCTGCAGCTCTATAACATCGTGACCCCGGCAAGGGTCTATCTGAACGCAAATATCGAACGCTACGACTATGCGCAGACCGCAACGAACGGTGTTGGTCTGATGCAGGTCGATGTGACCGTGATCGAAATCAGAGAAGCCGGTGGTGGCATGTTCTCCGCAACGAAAAGCCCGACAGTTGCGGGGCTGGTCAATGGAGGGCCGGTTCAGCCCGTTGCGCCAACCGCAGCACAATTCGGTGCTAGCGGACTTCCAGCAGGGCCATTCTGATGCTGATTGTTCCGCTTCAAGCCGTGCCTAACCAGGCGGTCCGGGTGCAACTCAACAACCAGCAATGCCAGTTCAACATTTATCAAAAGGATCAAGGCTTGTTCCTCGACCTTCTGGTTGACAACTCACCGATGGTGATGGGCGTGATTTGCCAACGTGCCAACCGGATCGTGCGAGATGCGTATCTCGGCTTCCTGGGTGATCTGATGTGGATCGATACCCAGGGAACGAACGATCCGGAATACTCAGGCATCGGATCGAGGTATGTGCTGGCGTACCTCTTTCCCGATGAAATCGGGCCCTGATTGATCAGTCACAGCGGGACCAGTTAAGCATCGATCGCTGGTTTGGGGCATGTCCTTCACACCAGTGCATGCTTTGGAGCTTTTCAGAATAGACCTGCCGTTCGTCACATGCGTCGGAAGTCGCCGGTTCTTCAGTTCCACCTCGGCAGCGCTCATTTGCGCCTTCCCAGAACACGGCATAGGCCATTGCAGTCGCGTCTTGAGTGCAAGCGAACTGGGTGTGGCCCTTGCTCTGGCATATGGAAACATAAGGGCTGAAGGTGCCATTGCAGTTGACTATGGCTGCCTCGGGTGTGGCGCCGCCAAGCATTCGAAGGCAGTATTCATAGTTTCCCACCTTGCCAGGCGGGATTTCGGTTGCAGCGGCGGACAGTACGCCTGCTACGATCGCGAGAAGAGTAGTCAGAATCCGAGCAAAAACCATGGTTGCCCCCGTTGAGATGGGGACAACCATATCCGTTGGATTGGAGATTCTGAAGTAGTCGGGCTAGGCGACCTTAAGAGTCGGAATTGCCGAGACATCAACCTCGCGTTCGGCCCGTTCCAGATCATATGCCTGCTGGAGATTCAGCCAGAAGAACGGGCTGTTTCCGAGCAATTTTCCGAACCGGAGGGCCATCGTGACGGTCACGGGCTGCTTCTCGTCGATAATGTCGTAGAGCGTCTGTCTGCTGATGCCGAGCATCTTTGCGATCTCAGTCTTGGACTTATCCAGCGCAGGAATGATGTCTTCGCGCAGAAGTTCCCCCGGATGCATCGGGGGAAGCCCGCGCTTGATAGGAGATGATGTAGTCATCAGTGGTAATCCTCTAATTCAACGTTGGTGACGTGTTCGCCGTCCCAGCCGAATGTGATGCGCCAATTGCCGGTAACGCGGACCGAATAGCGGCCCTTGTCCTGACCTGAGAGGCCGTGAAAACGATAGCCAGGAAGGTCCATGTCTTCCGGTGCAGACGCAGCTTCAAGCGCGCGCAGGATGCGGGACACTCGCTTGTCATCCTGAACACTCAGACCGCGTGGGTTTCCGGTCTCGAAGAACCGTTGCAGGGCTTTGTTTCGGAACGACACGATCATTTCTGTAAGGTACCAGCTTACGGAAATATGTCAAGCACTACCTTACAAAATAGCCACGCTCATTGATCGGAACTCCATATGTCCTTCACGAAAAAGCGCATCGTGACGGACATCTCGCTGGCGAGCGGACAATTCAGCATCGGCGGCGGTAACACTGCAGCGCTGAAAGGCCTGCGCACGTCGTGCATCATCGAAGTCAACGGCGGCTTCAGCCAGTCCAATATGCAGATGGCAATCTACGGGCTTCCCCTTAGCCTGATGAACCAACTGAGCAACGTCGGCAGGGATCTGAATAAGTCGCTACTGAACACAATTACTGTGCAGGCTGGCGATGATGAGATGGGAATGCATCTTGTCTTCCAAGGCCAGATTTTTCGAGCATTCGTCGATGCGCGAGCAATGCCGGAAGTGGCGTTTCGTATCCAGGCCGTACCTGGTGGATTTGACAAGGTCAAACCGGCGACGCCGATGTCGATCAACGGCAGTGGCGATGTCGCTCAGATGATGAGCCAGATCGCCGGCCAGATGAACCTCACCTTCGAGAGCAACGGCGTCAGTGTGAAACTGGCCAACCCGTATTATGCGGGAACGCCATTCCAACAAGCCGCCAATATCGCCCGAGATGCTGGCATCGAATGGATCATTGATCGCGGAACACTCGCAATCTCCCCGCCCGGAAAACCGAGACAGGGCGAGGCGGTACTGATTTCTCCGACCACCGGTCTCGTCGGATATCCGATGTTTAATGAAGCGCAGGTGATCTGCCAGTGTCTTTTCAACCCGGCGTACAAGATGGGTGGCCAGGTCGAAATCCAGTCTGATCTCACTTCGGCGCGCGGGAAGTGGAAGGTCGGTCAATTGTTCCACTACCTCGACGCCGAAGTGCCTAAAGGCAAATGGTTCACCATTGTGAGCTGCTATCAAATGTCGGAGACGGTCGGATGAGTGAGAGCTTCTTCGGCCAGCAGGGCGTTTCGGATGCGGCGGGCGAGAGCAACACCACGGAATTCCAGATCAGGCAGGCGTTGGCACAAGTCCGCACCAATGTGCCGGTCAAAGTCATTGCGGTGCATGGCGGGGGCGTTGGCAAGCCGCCTACGGTCGACGTCCAGATCATGGTCAACCAAGTCGATGGCGTCGGCAAGAAAACCGATCACGGCACCATCTACGGTATTGCGGTTTCCCGAAACCAAGGCGGCGGCAACGCCATCATCAATGACCCTGTGATAGGCGATGTCGGCTTCATGTCCGTAGCCGACCGCGATATCTCGGCCCTGAAATCAAACGACGGCAAGCAATCAAATCCGGGCAGTAAACGGCGTCACAGCCTCTCCGATGGCGTCTACCAGCGCGGGATGCTCAATCCGAACAATCCCGATCAGTTTGTCCACTTCCGGTCGGATGGCATTACCCTGGCCGACAAGAACGGGAACATCCTGGAGTTCAATGCCGGCGGCATCATCAAAATCACAGGCACGCTTCACGTGACTGGCGATGTTGTTGCGGGTTTCGGTGCCGGCTCAGTTTCGCTGCTCAACCACCTTCATTCCGGTGTTGTTCCGGGCGGGGGAAACACAGCTTCACCAGTTCCGGGGACATGAGATGAAGACGCTTATGCTCGCCCCCGACGCCTGGGATTTGACCGTAGACGCATCTGGCAACATCGCGCTTGCATCCGAGCCCTATGCCTTGGCTCAGGATGCGGCGAGCGCGATCCGCCTGTTTCAGGGCGAATTGTATTTCGACACTCAGCCCGGCATTCCGTACTTCCAGCAGATATTAGGGCAGGCGCCTCCGATCTCCTTGATGAAGGCGTGGTTCGTGCGTTCGGCTATGACTGTGCCGGGAGTGGTATCGGCCGTGGCTTATATCTCGGAATGGACTGATCGGACGGTTCGCGGACAGGTTCAGGTCAAAGACAGCAACGGCAACATCACGGCAGCATCGTTCTGATCATGGCAGTCACGACCAATGTGCCGCGCCCGAGCTTCGGGCCGCGGGGTTTCGTCATTCCGTCCACACAAGAAGTGCTGGATGGCGTGCGGGCCGACATCAATGGTGCATTCGGTGGTGGGCTCAATCCAGCACTGGAAACGCCACAAGGTCAGTTGGCCTCAAGCGAGGCAGCCGTCGTCCTCAATACCGATGCCAACTTCCTAGTCCTGACTCAGATGTTTGATCCGGCCTTTTCCTTTGGCCGATATCAGGATGCGCTTGGCCGCATATACTTCATTTCGCGGAACCCATCGCAGCCGACGGTAACCTCATGTGTCTGCACCGGTCTTGCCGGTGTCGTCATCGCGCAGGGTGCCCTGGCGATCGATACGGCAGGTAACCGGTATGTCTGCATCGACGGGGGCACCATTCCCGTTGGTGGTTCGATCACGCTGAGCTTCGCCAATTTGTTGCCGGGTCCAATCCCGTGCGCAGCAGGAACGCTAAACCAGATCTATCAAGCCATTCCGGGCTGGGATTCGATAACCAACCCGAGCGCTGGCGTGCTTGGCAACAACGTCGAGAGCCGTGCAGAATTCGAGGCACGGCGCGCGGCGTCAGTTGCGCACAATTCCATCGGATCGTTGCCCTCTGTGCTTGGTGCGATCCTGACCGTACCGAACGTCATCGATGCGTTTGTGACCGAAAATGTGAGCAATTCGCCGCAGACCATCGGAGGCGTGGTCCTCAATCCCAATTCAATCTATGCCGCAGTGGTGGGTGGAACCGCAGATGCCGTCGCGCAAGCGATCTGGTCGCGTAAGGCGCCTGGTTGCGCATACAACGGGAACACGACTGTGACCGTGCTCGATCGGAGCGCGGGCTATGTGCCGCCGTATCCGTCGTACTCGGTTTCGTTTGAGCGGCCAAACGCATTGCCCATCCTCTTTGCGGTGGAGATCAACAATTCGGTTTTGGTCCCGGCCGACGCGGCCTCGCAAATTCAAAACGCCATCATCAATGCCTTTGCAGGGCTCGATAACGGGCCGAGGGCGAAAATCGGCGCTTCTCTATTCGCAAGCCGCTTCTATGGACCCTTGGCCGCACTTGGCTCATGGGTTCAGATCGTCTCAATCAAAATCGGCTCGACGAACAGTACTTCGGCGTCGTTCACGGGGTCAATCAGTGGTACTACCCTGACGGTCTCATCTGTTTCTTCAGGCGCATTGGCGGCAGGCCAAACCATCTCCGACACATCGGGAAATCTGGTTGTCGGCACGAAGATCGTAAGCCAATTGACCGGATCCGCTGGTGGAACCGGTACCTACACGGTGAGCAATTCCCAAACCGTTGGTTCGGAAGCCATGAAATCGGCTGTGGCGAGTCTATTCGAGATCGGTGTGAACATTGATCAGATACCGACCATCACGGCGGCCAACATCATTGTCACGCTGTCCTAGGGATATGGCGCCAAGATAGGCCTTGTCTGATCTCGTTGATGGTGGCTCTGGAAACCCCATATTTAATGGCTGCCTGAGCGGCATTCTCATCGCGCTTCAAGATGGCGATGACATCGGCTTCGGTAAGAATTGCGCAGCCGTGCTGGCTTCCCTTTGCGCCGCGATTTTTTCTGACCATGTCGTCAATGTTTCGGGCCTGGACACCGATACTTAGATGGCGGGGATTGCAACATTTGCGATTGTCGCAGGAATGCATGACAACAAAACCATCTGGGATGGTGGCACCTAGAAACTCCAGCGCTATGCGATGAGAGTTTCGCATTTTGCCCTGATGCCAAAATTGACCGTAGCCGTTGGGGATCATCACGGCTTGCCACTCCCAGCACTCGTCGGGCGAGGCGATTTTTACTTTTTCTGAGAAGCGCTTAGGCCAGTTTGCAGGGAGATCGGTTTCCATGCACACAGTCTATGGTCTGTCGTGGTTTGGGGCAATCGAAAATGACTGACACAGGCCCTCCCTACCCAAGAATTCCCGACGGAATTCCGAACGGAATCGGTCAGTTCGAGATCGGAATTAGTCCCATCGGGACATATCCGAAGTTCGATCCTTGGGTTACCGTGATTAGCCAGTATGCCAACAGCCCGATACTGACGACCCTAATCACGAACATCGCGGAATATGTCGACCAGACGCGCAACTTGGATGCGTTCTTCGACTTGGTAATGAACTTAGATACCGCCCAAGGATACGGCTTAGATTGTTGGGGGCGAATTGTCGGCGTCAATCGCGTCCTGAAGGTCGTTAGCGGTGACTGGTTTGGATTCAGCGAGGCATTGCCAGGCTCGTTCACGTTCGGACAGGCCGCATTCTATTCAGGGCAAGTCCTCACCGACAACTTCGCGCTGTCCGACGCGTCCTACCGCACGCTGATCATAGCCAAGGCCGCAGCCAACATCACAAGTGGATCGATCCCCGCGATCAACCGCATTTTGATGAGCCTGTTTCCCAATCGTGGCAACGCATACGTCACTGAAGGCAAGCAGCAAGGTGCATGGTTCGGATTTGCGGAATCCATCAATGCCCAAGGCTTTAATCAGGCAGCATTCTATTCGGGCTCGCCGATCACAACCATGACGATGACATACACGTTCGAGTTTCCGCTAAGCCCGGTCGAACTCGCCATCGTCCAGAACTCAGGCGTTCTGCCAAAGCCCACTGGCGTTGCGGCAACCGTCGTCATTCTCTGAACATTTCGAGGCAGTCATGAAGCTCTCCAACCTTCCCGCAAGGTTCAACATCCCGTTTGCGAACAGCGCTGGCGGCGGTTATGTCCGACCGGTGCCGGAGGCATCCCAGATTGGCGTTCAGAATGGCGCTGCCTCGCTTACGACGGGGTTCCCGCCGATGAACTTCCTTCCCGTTGGAGCAGGCGGTGTGCCTCCCTTCGGTCAGGATATGAACGGCATCCTGAAACAGATCACCCTATGGAACCAGTGGCAGGGTGCAGGTGGTCTTGCGACTTATGACGGAGCGTTTTCGACGGCCATCGGCGGATACCCAAAATCAGCCATGCTCGCCAGCGCTTCGACGGCGGGTGTGGTGTGGCTTAATCTCGTAGACGACAACATCACCAACCCGGATTCCGGAGGAGCGAACTGGGTTCAGATCGCGACAGCCACTGATGTGCAGTCCGGAAAGTGGAACTACGCAGTCGCGGGTGGGACAGCCAATGCTCTGACGGTCGCATTGACGCCAGCGCTTCCAGCTTACACGGCCGGTACAGTGATCTACTTCAAGGCGACGGCAGATAGTTCTGGCGCGCTCACCCTCAACGCCAATGGGCTTGGTAACAAAAGCCTCTTGCCGCTCATCCGGCTCAAAACCGGCAAGATTTACGGCGCGGCCTATGATGGCACGAACTTTCTGCTCCAAGGTGTCGATGCGGGCAATGCATCGCTGACGGCTGTCACTCGGTTCGCTTCTGAATTTAGCTCAGGGTCGCCATTTAGCTTCGCTGACAACACGATCACGACGTTGCCTATCACGTCGTTTTCCGACGACGGGCAGACGGATTTCATTCAGTCAGGGAACACTGTGGTTTGCCAGCGTGCCGGCCGTTACAACATCTTTGGCACGTTCGGCGGCACGATAGTTTCAGCTCAGGCATCGGCTCTGACTTTCGGCCTGCATCGCAACAGCGCTGAGCTGTCGTCGAGTTCTCTCCGTCTGAGCACCACGGTAATCAGCCAACTCTTCGGCGGCGCGGCCGAAATCAAGGATATCTCAGTCGGAGATATTTTCGACCTATGGGGCTTCCAGAGTTCTGGGGCGACACAATCCGTGACCCTCATCAACCGCGTTTCCTTCCAACGTCTCACGTCCGCTTAAGGTAAATCTGATGAGCTGGGTTCCAAACTGGACTTACGGCTTTGTCCCCACGACGGCCCAATGGAACGATGCCTTCGGCAGGAAGCAGGACAATCTCGACTACACGCCGCTTAATCAGGCAGGCGGCACGATGGTCGGGAAGCTGAGCATCGTTGCATCAACGACACAAAGCTCCGGGTTCCGCCTGTTCCAGGGTGTGGCCCCTGCCAATCCCTACAATGGTGACATGTGGCTGACATCCACGGGGCTGTTCATCCAGGTCAACAATGTCAGCGTCGGACCATTGGTGGCTGGCAATAGCATCACCAATATCAATCCGGTGCTTACCGGAACGATCGACAACATGGTCATCGGAGGGGCTACGGCGAGGGCGGGAACCTTCACAAGCCTTTCCGCGTCGGCGGGGGTCACGCCGGTCACTAATAACGGTGGATCACTCGGTTCGACGACCCTGCAATGGTCAGGTTTATTCTTGGCCACTGGTGCGACCATCAACTTCGCCAATGGCAACGTTACCGTAACCCACTCCAACAATCTGCTGACGATCTCAAAGGCACTCACGGTAGCGGGAGCTTTCATTGCCAATGGGGCAACGGCTCTATCTCCAGCCAATGCTAACGTCGCGCTTTCGCCAACTGGTACAGGTGTGGTCACGATCAATCCGGCCGCCGCTGGTACCATGGACAACATGGCTGTCGGAGCGAACACGCCGGGAAGCGGTGCTTTTACTACGCTGACCGCAAGCAGTGCTGTTACGCTCTCGCCGGCGAACTACAATGTGATTATGTCACCGACTGGCTCGGGTCTCGTGTCCGTGTACCCGGCGACCGTTGGCACCATAGATAACATGGTCATCGGTGCCAGTACGCCCAAAGCACTAACCGCTACCACGCTGGCGCTGTCTATCGGCACGATAGCGTCGGCCTCAACGACGAACCTTTCAACCGTAGCGGCATCCGAGGTTACGATTACCGGCACGACGACAATCACGTCGTTCGGTACCCTCCCTGCAGGCGCATTGCGGTTCCTGACTTTCTCGGCAGCGCTGACGCTAACCTACAATGCCACGTCAATGATCCTGCCTGGGCTGGCCAACATCAAGACCGCTGCTGGTGATACCGCGGTCGCCCAGTCACTTGGTTCGGGCAACTGGAAGGTGATCTCGTACCAGATCGCCGCTGCATTGCCGACGGTTTCGTATATGACCCCGTGGGTGCCTTACACGCCAACGTTCAATGGCATCGGTACCCCCACCGGCGTTCAAGCCAGATCCAGGCGAGTCGGTGCCAATCTGGAGGTGGAAGTAGCATTCACGACTGGTACCGCTACAGCGACGACATTTGACATGACGATGGGGTTCAACGGCGTCAACGGTGTCATCGTCTGCGATACTTATTGGAACACTTTTAGGCCCGTTGTTGGCATCGGTGTATCCCAGGTTGCCGGCACGCAGAGCACTTATGTTCTTGCGCTCGGTGGCTCGAACCTGGTGAACCTCAGCTATGCCTCGGCCGGCCGCGATAGCGTGACCCCCGTGCCCGGTACCGTTATTGGCTCCAGCATCCCGGTGGAACTTCGCTTCTCAGTACCAATTGATGGATGGAATGCATGACCTCCCTTGGAGATACTTTTCGCTCGATCGCTACTGCTTTCGATAATATTCCCGGTGGCGGGCTGTCGACCTACACCATGCCCCCCGGTGTTGACTGTCTCGGCGGTGTATGGCCAACGGCGCTCCTCCCGTATCCGCTTGGATATACGTCAAACGACACCGTCCCCACATCAGTGGATCTGGGCTATTACGATCGAAAGATGGCTCATTGCCTCAATGGCACGATCATGGTCTTGGGCGATTCCATCGTGCAGGACATGGTGACGTGGAAGATTGGGCCATTTGTCGAGGGCTTCGGCGTTGGCGGTGAGAGTCTTCGCAGATGCCTGAACCGGCTCTCCAGGGGCGGCCTGATACACAGGGCCGGGGCGGTCGTGCTGGCCTCGGGCGTGAATGAACTGGCGAATTTCGCTTATTACAACGCCTACCCGCTTGAAGCGAAACTGAACAACATCGCCGTCATGCATCAGTGCGTTGCGGCTCAAGCCACAGGGAAATGGGTGATCCGCGAAATCTTGCCGGTCAATGAGCCGGTATTGGTTGCCAATGTCAGCTCCAACTACGCCGGGTTCAATGCCCAAATCGATGCCGTGAACGCGCGCATCCGCTTAGCTTGGGCAAGTAGCACCGCCCGCGTGGAGTTCGCGCGTCCGAAGGCTCGACTGGTGGATAATTCCGGGAATTTAGCCGATGCCAATCATATCGACGGTATGCATCTGAGCATGGCGGGGGACGACATTCAATGCGCCTCGATCAAGGCTGCTCTACAGCTTGTCCTTGCATAGTGACGGCCTGGAGCATCGGCATTACACAATCCAGCCTCAGCGGACCCCGTGCCACATGTCGTCATCAAGCGATTCCTTTTCGGTAAACCGCCTGTAGGCCCAAGAGCCGTCTTGAAACCGCCTCATGCAGTTGCCTTCGATCAGGTTGCCGGCTTCATCGCGGACTTTTCGTCCGAACGGCATATACGGCGACCATTCAAAAGGATCGGTCCGCCACCACGTCCACCAGTGTTTCGGATGCGCTAGCTGCCAATGGTCTAGCCACTGGCAGAAAAGTTCGTAGAAGTTTTCGAACATACCTACCCCGCTTCGGATCGGGGAGTTGAGAAGCCGCCAAGCGACGACCGCATACGCCTTTAGGCTTTCGCCCTGGACATACGCGTATGCCTCCCCGACCCGAACGGAAATCGGGAGGGTGTGAAACGCTCCCCAGCCTGTGCCGGAGAGCGTCGCTTGGAGGGGTTCTCACGCCCCATCCCACCGCATTTCGGTGGGATGCCGGGAAACTAATCGAACAATCTTTGAAAGGAAAGACCGTGCCTCGTCTCGTCACGAACTGGCGGGCGGTCCTGCGTTATGCGTGGACCGTCCGCTTGGCGCTTTTGGCTGCCTTGCTCAATGGCGTCGTCGTCACCGTTTCCATCATCACCGGCGCACTCGCTGTTCCGCCCGTCTGGCTCGCGGCGCTTAATGGGCTGCTCACCGTGGCTCTGGCGATCGTGCGCATCATCGACCAATCCAACCTCAAGGATGACGCCAATGAGTAAGCGCGCAAAGGCGGCGCTCGCATCGGGTCTTGGCCTGGTCGCGATGACTGCCACGTATTTGACCCAGCCATGGGAGGCGACGGTCAATCGCGCCTACTGGGATAGGCTAGGCAAGGTGTGGACCATCTGCACGGGCGAAACCAAGGATGTGAAGCCCGGCATGGTGCTGACGGATAAGCAATGCGGCGCAATGCTGTATCGGCGTCTTGAGGTTGACTTCCATCAGCCTCTCACCCGCTGCATCAAGGGATTCGACGGTAAACCGTTGAGTTGGCAGGCCGCCACGCTCGATCTCTCCTACAACGTGGGTGTCGGCGCTGTTTGCAACTCGACCGCAGCCAAACGCGCGCGCGCCGGTGACTATGTCGGCTCCTGCTACGCGATGACCTGGTTCAACAAGGCCGGCGGCGAGGTCATCGATGGTTTGGACCGGCGCCGAAAACTCGGCGATGCCAGCCGGATCGGTGAGCTCGAATTGTGTCTGACGGGCCTCTAATGTTCGCGCAGGTCAAACTTTATGCGGCGCTCGTGCTTGCGGTCTTGCTCGCCGCACTTGTTGCCACCGCACTTTGGTACCGGGGGCAGGCCATCAGCGCCTCGGCAGAGGCCAAGGACGCGCAGAAACAGCTCGCGACGGCTGTTGATGCCAACAAGGCAGCTAACAGCACAATCGATGCGCTTCAGGAACAGGCGCGGCTCGACAGCCGGCTCGTCTCCTCGCTGGTCGAAGAAATGCGCAACATCGGCGCCTCGGTCGAGGCTCAATCCCAAAAACTCTCCGAATTGGAAAAGTCGAATGAAGTGGTACGCGATTTTCTCAATCGTCCTGTGCCCAGTGACCTTGGCAAATTGTACGACCACTGAGACGGTGGTTTCGCCAAAGGTCGTGCAATTGCGGGTTCCCGAGGCTTTCACCGTACCATGCCCGAAGGCTGATCGTCGCAAATGGTCGACGGTGAAGGACATCGTTGGGACGGCAACCGCCAATGAGGCTTCGCTAAGGGTTTGTTCGGCACAGGTCGATAGTGTCCGCCGTTGGAATGCTGGGACGGGAGCCGCCAAATGAGCGAAGAACTCATGCGCGCCATTCTGTTCCTGGCCACGGTTGGCGGTGCTGTTGGCGCGATCTACTGGCGGTTTTCGCAGGCCATCGCGAAGGTCGACAAGGAACTCTCGGAATACAAAACACACGTTGCCGAGACCTATTCGACCAAAGCCGGCATGCAAGAACAAACCAACGCAATCATTCGAGCCATCGAGGGCGTTGCCGGTCGTCTTGATGCTCTGAATGAACGGATCGACCGTCTCTACGATCAGCCGCAGGGACGCCGGCGTACACAGACCTAAAACAAGTCTTCTCCACCACCTTTCGAAATTTTGTCCCCTCACACGCCGGAAAGGAATCTGGCCATGGGTACTGCATTTCGTTTTCGCATCTGGTTCATGCTGTTGTGGCTGGCCGGCATAGTGGCCGCGCTTGTCGCACTCAGCCTTTCGGATGCGCACGCTCAGTCAATGGCCTGTCTCGAGTTCCAGAAACTCGCCAAGGGCCTTGCCGACAAATATCACGAGGTTCCCGCCGGTTCCGGCATCACAGGGCAGGGAAGTGCTGCACTGATCGTATTTGCATCCCCGGCCGGCGCGACATGGACAGTCGCCATTCTGGATCAGAAAGGGCAGGCCTGTGTCGTGGCCACCGGTCAGGATTGGCTCGACGTCATCCCGCCAAAGGAAGTCGTTCCGGGGACTGAAACGCCATGATCAGGCTCTCGGTTTTGAATTTTGCGGCCCTGTGCTTTATCGCGTGGACGTGGTGGATGGGCTATCTCGGTTTCGTCTACAGCCACGATGTTTCCCGTCTCAGCTATCTGATCACTGCAATCTTTCTTGTCGCGATCATTGGCGTCTTTGCGGGTCGGACCAATCATCTCGATCGCTATGAAGTGTGGCTCGTGACACTGGGTCTGATCGGCAACGTGGTGGGCTTCATCATTGCGCTGCAACACATCGATACCAATTCTCTTGGAACTGTTGATGGCGTTCAAAAGGTTGCCGCATCGCTCCTGGCAGGAATGGGCGTCGCGTTCTGTTCGACGCTAGTCGGTGCGGTTTGTGCCCTGTGGCTGAACGTCAACGCGTGGATCGTTTCGAGATGATTCCGATCCTCACCCGCGACCTGCTCCTGAACATGCTTCTTGGGCTCACCGCGTTGGTCGTACTCGTGCTGGCGCAAATCAACCCGGTCGCGAAGTCGAGCGAAGAGACGAAACCGCCCGGCAGCATCGCTGTCATGATCACATGGCTGGCAGGACCGATCGATGTTGACCTTTGGGTCTCAGGGCCGGGCGAGCCAATCGCCGTCGGCTACAGCAACAAGCAGGGAAAGCTCTGGAGCCTCCTGCGCGACGATATGGGAACCGTCGGTGACGTGTCCCCAATCAATATGGAAAACGCCTTCGCCAGAGCCACACCAGCCGGCGAGTATTTCGTCAACATCCATGGCTATTCGCTCCCAGGGGGAACAGTCCCGGTCTATGCCGAGGTTTCCCTAAACGGTCGATTGTTGGTCAAGACAACAATGGATCTGCAGCCGAAGCAGGAGAGGACCGTAATCCGGTTCCGGCTCGACGGCGAGGGGCGATTGATCGAAGGCAGCGAGAACAGGGTGTTCAAGCCCTTGCGCGAGGTCGGCAAATGATCATCGCAACGACGTGGCTTTGCCTGGCATTCATCTTGTGCGGCATGGGATGGTTCATCAATCGGCGCCTAGTTCTTTTCTCCTTGCCGGCGTCCTGTCTGATCGCCGCAGTGGCTCTGTGGATACCAACGGGGTCGCCTCGTTTCACCAAGCCTCCACAAGGCGATTATGTCGTCGTTGGGGCTAAGATAGTGGTCGACAAAGCGATATACGTATTGCTCGATACTGGCGACGTTCCAACCTACTACGTCCTTCCATACTCGACCGCAGCGGCCAACCAACTTCAAGACGCCCTCGACGCTCGAAATGGCGAAGGGGTCGCCGCTCATGTGAAGCGCGGCCGCAATGATGAAGGTGTGTCCTTTGACGGACCGCCTCCTGTTTCGGGGAACGTTGAAAAACGGCCCGAAACCCCAGTTTTCCAATAATTCAGAGGCTCGCATATGGCTGTACCAACCGATGAGGCTCAATTGCGAGCCGTGCTCAGTGCTGTGCAGGAATATGGTTCGAAAGCTGCCGCAGCAAAGGCTTTGGGGATGCCGGCATCTACTCTCAAAAGTCAGTTCATGGCAGCGGAACGCCGTAGCATCCACGTCGAAAAGGATGAGGCGGTGGAGTTTCCCGCTTTCATCCTCGGCGATGAAGAGGAGCCGATTGACGACATCCTTGATCGATTTCGCAAAGCCCACGAACGCAAGCAGAAATCTATCGAGGCGCGGACATGGTTTCCGATAAAGATCAAGGAAGATAAGCCGTACGGCATTCTTTGGTTCGGTGACCCCCACCTTGGCGTCCATTGCGATTGGAAGACGCTCGAGGCGCATGTCGCGATTGCGCGGCAACCGGGCATCTATGGCGGCAACATAGGCGATACGACCGACAATTGGCCGTGGACCGGGAGGTTGGCGCGGCTATGGGCCGAGGCGGACATTTCATCCAAGACTGAGCGGCGCCTAGCGACGTGGTTCATGATGGAGGCCGGCATCAAGTGGCTGCTCTGGCTCGGCGGGAATCATGACGAATGGAACGGTGGGACTGAGTTTTACAAACTGCTCGGCGCCTCGCAGATCCCTGTTGTCGACTGGCGCGCTCAGTTCACGCTATGCCACAAGAACGGTTCGGAAACGCGCATTGATGCCGCACACGGCCGGAAGGGTTCGTCGATCTACAATCCGACCCATGGTACGCTGAGAGCGGCCAAATTTGGCGAGGATGCATCTCTGTTCGTCACCGGACATATTCATTCATTCGGCCTGTTCGATATCGAATTCCCGGACAGGAAGTCACATACATGGCTAGCACAGATATCCGGTTACAAGATGGATGATCGGCATGCCTTGGTGAACGGCTTTGCCCAGTCCAATCGAGGTGCGGCAGTTCTCTCCGTCATCTTCCCAGATACAGGGAAGGTCCAATGTTTTGCGGATGTAGAGCAGGGTGCCGACTATCTCAAATGGTTGCGCCGATGAGCATATTAGAAGGACGCAAGGACGATTTTGGCAAAATCCGTATGGAGTTGCTGCCACCGGAACTGCTGGAAGCAACCGCAACAATTCTCACTTTCGGCGCTCAAAAATATCAAGATCGAAATTGGGAAAAAGGCATGAAATGGAGCCGAGTATTCGGCGCCCTGATGCGACATATGTGGGCATGGTGGCGTAAAGAGAGAGCCGATCCAGAAACAGGCTGTTCCCATCTCTGGCATGCCGCGTGCTGCATTTCGTTTCTCATCGCGTACGAAACACGTCAGATTGGCGAGGATGATCGGCCATGAATAAGATGCGTGTCTATGTAGCCGGCCCCATGCGCGGAATACCGGAATTCAACTTTCCCGCCTTTAGTGCGGCGACGGCCGTTCTGCGTGGGCAAGGACATGAAGTCTTCAATCCCGCAGAACGCGATAATGAGCGCCATGGCAAGGATATCTCCCTAGGAAACCTGTCAGGTTGCGAGGAAACGGCAGCTCGAGATCATGGATTTTCCCTACGTGATGCATTGGCAGATGACACAGCTTGGATTTGCCGGCACGCCAATGCTATTGCCCTTTTGCCTGGTTGGGAAAACAGTAAAGGAGCGAGAGCCGAGCTTGCGCTCTCTGAGGCCCTTGGTCACCAGATTATCTATCTTTAGCGGTGTGCGGGAACGATTCGGCTGATTTGCCTAAACGCTTGCGTCTACTGGCCAACACAGCTATTTGGCCGCGCGCTTAACAGTTGGAGAGCGCTCTCAGATAATAGGCCCGCTCCGGTTCGCCGGGGCGGGCTCCTTTTGCGTTTGGGTGCTATCGAATGCGCTCGCAGCGCAGCGCGTCTGTACCGGCCTGATACCGCCGCAGATTGCCAATCCGCATATTCAGATGGCGCGGGCAAATACCGTTCGCCTTATAC